TGCTGGCAGCGGCCATGTCCAAACTGGTGGCATCCAAGGTAATGTCCTATTGTCTGCGAGTTTGGTTGGTATTAATCAATTCAATCCCCAGTTCACATTAGATGTTAATGGAGATATTAACTTTGCTGGCAACCTTTATAACGGTGGTTCCATCTATGTTCCGACGAATGCGGTTACGGCAAGTTATTTAATTGGATATGTTCCACCAACTCTAGTAACAAGCTCCATTAGTGCATCATGGGCTAGTAGTTCTTTAAGTTCTAACGCAGTATCACAATCTAATTTAATTGGAACTTCATCACTATATTCTCAGACCTATATTTTGACAGGTTCTTACAAGGAAATAATAACCTCATCATATACCCTAACATCAACTGAGAATGGAAGATTATTAATAGTAAATTCTGGTTCGATTGTAACATTAACAGTTCCAAGCACACTTCCACAGGGATTTGCATGTAGTATGTTCCAGTCGGGCAGCGGTCAAGTAACCGTTTTGGGTAGTGGTGTTAATATAAGAAATAGGACGGGATTGTCATCGTCATATGCACAATATTCCGTGATATCATTGATACAATTAGACCAATCAAACTTTTTACTTGGTGGCGATGTTGGATAATCTATGATATCATCCCCAATATTACAGCCTTCAATATTGTATGGGCATTAATAATTAATACCAATCTTGAACTATATAGTATTTATAAATAATGAAGACGATATTAACAACGGACAGAGCAAATCAGCCATTTGGGTATTTACAACTTGATGTTGTTGGGAGTTTTATAGCGTCTCAATCAATTTCTTCAAGTTATTCTGAAACCGCTTCGTGGGCAAATGTGGCATTAAGTTCAAGTTATTCTCCCATTCAGTTTCCAGATATAACTGACAACATATTGACTCAATATGTTGGAATTAGTCAGCCCAATCCACAATATACCCTAGACGTTAATGGTATAGTTAACTGTGAATATGTTTTTTCATCGGCTACGTATGACAATTTAAATAATAGCTTCTTACTTCTAGACCCGACGGTATTCTTTACTCCAAGTTTTGTAAATTCTAGGGGCGGATACTTTGGAGTTGGAACAGACAACCCACAGTTCACATTGGATGTTAATGGCAACCTTAATTTTTCCGGCAATTTATTTAACGGAGGAGTCCCATACACTGCTTCCATGGCAACTTCTTCAAGTTATTCTGAAAATTCATCCACCTCCTCCTTTGCATTATTTGCGGTCAGTTCATCATATGAAACTAATATAATAATTTCATCAAGTCATTCAGACACTTCAGATATTTCAATTTCGGCCTCATACTCGACAAGTTCGAGTTACGTTCCAAATTTATATCCGGTAGATTTGTCTGGATATGAGACTACTCAAAATTTTGGGGCATATACCGCATCCAACGATTTAACCGTAAGTTCTCTAATAAACTCGACAAGTTCATATGTATTAAATTCACAGACAAGCTCAATGACCGTATTGAGTGCTTCATATGCTACCTTTGCCTTGAGTGCCTCATATGAGACAAATATAATTAATTCATCAAGCTTTTCAACGTCAGCATCCTACGCACAAACTTCTAGTTATTTAATAGGATACGTTCCACCAACTCTAGTAACAAGTTCCATTAGTTCATCATGGGCTAGTAGTTCATTGAGTTCTAGTATTTCACTATTAGCAAACACTTCATCTTACGTTACATTAGCACAAAGTGCATCATATGTAACCTCCAGCCATGTAATTGGAACAGTATTAAGTTCTAGTTATTCTTTAACTTCAAGTGCGGCAACAAGCATTACATTTATTCCTAATTTAAGCAATACTGCTTCATACATAACATCAAGCAATATTTTTGGAACTGTAAATAGTAGCAGTTACTCGTTGAGTAGTAGTTATTCCCCCCTGATAATTCCAAGTCAAATTAACGTAGTTGGAATAACGGCGTCATTATTTGGAACTTCAAGTTGGAGTAATAATTCATCCACTTCATCCTATATTACAACCTCGCAAACTGCTTCATATATAACGGCAAGTAATGTAATTGGAACTATAACATCGGCCAGTTATTCAGTAACCTCCAGTTATCTAATTGGGTATGTTCCGCCGACATTAGTAACAAGTTCCATTAGTTCATCATGGGCTAGTAGTTCTTTAAGTGCAAGTGCGGCAACAAGCATTACATTTATTCCTAATTTAAGCAATACTGCTTCATATATTACAGCATCAAATGTTTCTGGATTGGCCACCACATTGATTAATAGTTCCTCATACGCACAAACTTCTAGTTATTTAATAGGATACGTTCCACCAACCCTAGTCACCAGTTCAATTAGTTCTAGTTGGGCTAGTTCGTCAATAAGTGCGTCATATGTAAAAGCAAGCAATATTGTCGGAACTGTAACCAGTGCAAGCTATGCTTTAACTTCTAGTTATTCATTGAATTCAACCAGTGCAAGCTACACATCTGGTTCAACCGGTATAATTCAAAATTTAACTTCATCTGTAGTTTTAATTTCTGGTAGTTCTGTCACTACTCCAACGTCTATATTATCGTCCATTAATAATTATTCTCAGTTATTAATACAAAATTTTAACTCTGGAACAACCGGGTCTAGCGACTTAGTTATAAATAATGATATTGGAACGGCTACTACCAATTATGTAAATTTAGGAATTAATAGTAGTGGATATACGTTTCCATTTATAGGAAGTGCAAGTGACTCGTATTTATATAGCACTTCTAGTGGTCACATATTCGTCGGTAATGCAACCCCAAACAAAAATTTATACTTGTTTGCCGGAGGCTATGCAAACACGGCCTCAATAATATTAAATTCGAGCGGACAAATTGGAATTGGGACGGTTACTCCTGTAAATAAATTGGATGTGGTCGGAAACATTAGTTGTTCAGTAATAACGGCTTCATTAGTTACGAATAATGTTACAGTTCAAACCGGCTCAATCTTTAATTATGAATATAATGCCGCCATAGCAAATCGAACGGCACTATTAATTGTTCAAATTTCTGCCAGCGCATATTTTGCACTGCCAACTCCAGATGCGGGAACTATCTACATTGTGACAGCTTGATAATACTTATATTATGATACAACTAATAAATATAAAAATGAATATAAAAAAAATTGGAGGCATTTATGGGTAATTACGCCGCCGCATTCATGGGTTCAACTCCAATCATAAGTTTTGGGTCGGTAAATTCCTTTTCTAGTTCAATATGGTCTCGTGACTCTAACTGGTTGCCAATTACACCGGTATCAAGTTCGGAGCAAAGATTTACTGGTCTATATGGAGTAACTAATGACTCACTGAGTGTCGTTGCATTAAATGCTCAAGGGTCTCTTGGGTATCACGTTGATTGGGGGGATGGAACTTCAAGTTATTCGCCGACAAACGTAACCAGTTCTCACAAATATAATTTCGCCTCTTTATCAGCATCCACCGCATTTACCCATTCGTCCGGAGTTATAATGAACCAAGCAATCGTAAATGTAATTCCATCTGGGTCGGGAACATTGACCAGTATAAACCTTCAAATCGCATATCCACAAACTTCATTAAATCAAACAACTACTTGGTTGGATATGACCGTTGGAAGTCCAAATTTTTCATCTCTTTATATAGGGGAAAACACAGTAGGAGGAGGATCGACGGCGATAAATTATTATCTTGAAAGAGCGCATATACAATCAATAGGAAGTATTACAAATCTTGGAAGTTTGTTTACTAATTGTTATTCTTTTCAAAATTTGATAATGTCGGCAAGCACAACAAACGTTACAAATTTTGGAACCATGTTTTCCAATTGTTATTCATTAAAAACAGTTCCATTGTTTGATACGTCGAACGGGCTTTCATTCAACCAGACATTTTATTATTGTTATTCATTACTATCAATCCCGACGTTTAATACTTCTAAAATTTCCGATTTTACTAATGCATTTAACGGTTGTTATTCATTAAAAGCAGTTCCATTATTAAACACTTCGGCTGGCACACTCTTTCCAAATATGTTTCAAAATTGTTATTCATTACTGTCAGTTCCATTATTTAACACTCAATCAGGGTCAAATTTTCAAAACTTTTTTAGTGGTTGTAGTGCATTGCAAACTGCGCCATTACTTAATACCTCTAATGGGACTAGTTTTGCCGGTAGCTTTGGTAGTTGTTATTCATTACAATCTCTTCCGTTATGGGATACATCCAACGGAACCGCATTTAACAGTATGGCTGCTTATTGTGCAGGATTAAAAACTATTCCCGCATATAATACCTCAAAAGGAACCGCATTTAACGCTATGGTTCAAGGTTGTTATTCATTACTGTCAGTTCCATTATTTAACACTCAATCAGGCTCTAACTTTTTACAGATGTTTAATAATTGTTTAGTTTTAAAAACTATACCGTTTATAAATACGTCTAACGGAACAAATTTTATTAGTATGTTTAACGGTTGTAATTCACTCCATTCAGTTCCGGCACTGAATATAATTTCATGTTCATCTGCCGCAAATATTGCAAGTATATTTGGCGGTTGTAACTCACTTATTTCGGCTCCATTATCCGGAAGTGCATTTACAATTTCATATTTAAACACACGAATGTCCGAATCCGAACTAGTAAATGTATTTAACAATTTGGCAACTACCACTGGACAAACAATAACCGTAACAGGAACTCCGGGTAGTTCGCTGTTGACGACTGGTGAAAAAGCCATTGCAACTGAAAAGGGTTGGACTTTGGTTCTATAAAACAATACTATGAACAATATAATATATAACTCAGGATTTTACAAACCCGACAGCACCATTGGACTATTATATGCTCCCAACGAAGTATTAAGTCCAACCTATCAATTGCTGGCGGTAAGTAGTTCACTCTATAATTATCCAGTTAATGGTTGGTATTGGTTTAATACCTTGGAGTCGGCCTGTATATTTTTCAATTTAGATATTAATAACTATTTACCACCAACCACAAACTAACTATGAGTATAACCGGTTCAATCAGCCAAACCTATGATACATATTGGATGCAATCCCTGTATATAAGCGCACCCGCAATAACAGGGCAAGCAACAGTAACTGCCCAGCTTGTTCCTTACAATTTAGCCACGGGTAATACAGCACAAAATATGAATGTAAATTTATATTTAAATGACGTGTTAACAAAATCAGCCAGTGACCCAATATTAGCCAACGCTATAAATGTAATATTTACAGAAATTCAGAGACAGTGTAGTTTGCAAGGACTTATTTAACGACTTCGTGGCAAGAAATCCCACTTGCTTTAGCGGGTGGGTAGTTCATGCTCCCTGTATATTAGTGCTGTCGATGTGGCCACCGACCTGTGAAGAGCCTTGTGGAGTATATGCGTCTGGCTCCATATATGGATAAATTTGTTTTTGTTCATACCCGGTATCCTCTTGGGGATAGACTTGCTCATGATGATTATCTCGAATAAATTCTTGTAATTCTGGGTCTTGCAAGGCTTGAGAAAAACATTCTTTCCATGATAGTTCTTGTTGATTTCCGACCTCATTTAATTCTTTACTTTCATTGTGGATTTTCGACGCCAAGGACTTCCATTTTGAGACGGCTTGCTTCCGATGTTTTTCTTTATTTTCTCTTCCCTTTTTATCACGAAAATGTATTTCAAATTGTAGGCGGGAGTTGTCATTGAATATTGCGGTAATAAGTTTGTCGCCCTCTAAAATTCTATAGTCAGAGTGAGAGTGATGATAATCTTCATTTATATTTTCCGCCATCCATGGTTGTTCCTTTCTAAATCCTATAACTCTTGATACCAATCCTTTTTCCAATACGGAGAGGGGAATGTCATGATATACTTTTCCGGTTTTATAGACCGTTATATTTACCAAATCTCTTTCATCTTCTGGAATATCATCATCTTCAGAATTGTCTTCCCAAATATCGTTCAATCCTCTTACTATAATGGATAAATCTTTTTCGGTTAATGTCCATGTCTGAACTTCCATTCTATTGCTAAATGTTTTAGAAATCTTCCAGTGTAAGTATTCTAGGCCATATTCCCGGGGGTCTCTACTTGAAGTTCCACCATATGAAATATACAATGCTTCACTTGCTTGTTTATCGGAAGGATACACTTTATCTTCTATTAATTTTCTTAAAATAATTTCAGATGGAGATTTTCTATCCCACTCTTCGATTTCTTCGGTGGATAATCTTCCATCGGAAATAAGAATTCCTTTAATACTTTCTTCATGGTCTCCTAATAAACCAGAGTCATCAATATCAATTCCAAAATGCGATAAAATTTCTCTGGCACAATGCTCGATAATAACTCCCTGATGTCCTTGGTCGCCAACATCAATATCACAATAGATAGTAGAGCCATCATCAGTAATCCAATATTCTCCTGTTTGGAATGATTCGTTGATTATTCGAGAAACAACGGTTTCAATTATATTTTTAATGTTCATCATATATAAATATCGTCATCATTCTTATATACCAAAAAATAATTTGAAATAATATGACGTTCTCTTAAACTCGCTTATATGTATAGTATATGAATATAAAGGGCATTTACAAAATAACAAATATTAAATCAAATAAATATTATATTGGAAGCGACTCAAATATACTAAAACATACTAGATGGAGTGACCATAAGAGTAAATTAAGAAGAAATATACATTATAATACTCATATGCAGAATGCGTGGAACAAATATGGTGAAAAAATGTTTAAATATGAAGTATTGGAAAAATTCGAAGATAAAACAGCAGAAGAATTATCGGACATTGAACAGAAATATCTGAACAATGCAAAAAAAGATAAAAAAAATTGTTATAATATAATATTTGGAGTAAGAAATTATGGAAGAAAATCTCAACCAAAACTTAACCGAACCAGAGAAGAATTGCTTGAACTCCAACGAGCAAGAGCCAAACGATACTACAACCGACATAAAGAACGGATTAATATCGAAAATATGCGACGATATTGGGAAAATAAGAAAAGAATGCAATAAATGTGGCATCGAAAAAAATATAGACGACTTCTGTAAAGATAAGTCCAAAAAGGACGGTTATCATACCATATGTAAATTATGCAGTAGTAATTCAAAAAGAGAAAGGAGAGTTAAAAATAAAATAATCATATCAGATGAAGAACTATTTAGGATAAAAGAAGAAAAAGCAATTAAACGCACGGAATATCTGAAGAACTATAATTTAAAGAATAAATCATCAATCAAGGAAAAAAGTAGACTTAGATATATAAAAGATAAAGAGAAACAAACCGAACATAGTCGGGTGTATTATACCGAACATAAAGAACTCATACGAGAACAACGAAAATTAAATAAATTAAAAACCAGCGAATATAAGAAATCCTACGCTATAAAAAATAAAGAAATATTAAAAGAAACCCGAAGGATAAATTATATTAAGAATAAAGAAATAGTAGCAATAAAAGGAAAGTTGTATAGATTAAAAAATAAAGAACTATTAATAGAAAGGAAAAGAAAATATTACACTGATAATAAAGATGCAAGACAATTAAAAAATAGATTAAATTATTATAAAAACAGAGAAAAACAGGCATTATATTATAAGAACAATCGTGAAAAAGTGAATAGAAGTAGACGAGAACTTAAAGCCAAAAGTCCAAAATTTAAAATAGCATGTAATTTGCGAACTAGATTATATTGTGCTCTAAAACGAAATTCTAAATTAGGCTCTGCGGTTAAGGATTTGGGAATTTCGATTGATGACTTTATAATATATTTAAAAAGTAAGTTTGAACTTGGAATGACAATGGAAAATTACGGTAAAGTATGGCATATCGACCACAACATTCCTCTAGACGTATTTGATTTAACTAATTTAGAAGAATTTCGAAAGGCATGTCATTATACTAATTTATATCCACGATGGGCTACCACCAAGATAGCAAGAGACCATGGCTCAACCTCAATTGGAAATATTGATAAGGGAAATAAAATAATTAATCAGGATAAGGAACGTTAAACATTGGAGTTTTCTTTATAAACTCTTCGATTTTTTGCCGCAATGATTTTTTAATATTGTTATTTTCCGTTATTTCATTTTCATCCGAATAAGTATCACCGATTTTTACCGGTGCTTTTTGTCGAGGAACTTCTTTTTCCGGTGGTTTAATTGGTTTATTTTTTTGAGGAGGAATTTTCCTGTTTGACGGTGGAACGGGGGTCGGCTCTATCGAATGAGAGTCCTCCGGCGTTGGTGCGTCAGACGTAGGGTTAATTATTGGTATTTTTTCAGGCGACTGTTTCACTTGAGAAGTTGGAACATTAGCTGGCTCCGGTTCTTGAGGTGCTTGTATCGTAGTTTCATTGAGATATCTAGCCAACGAACCTAAATGTTTACATAATCCGAAATGGTCATGTTCCGGAGTAGGTTTCTGTCCATTAGAACCGTTAATTGCGGTAGAACCTATCGGGGTAATTTGTTTTTGATTATTTCTATATGCAAGATTATACGTCATGTCCGGACAGTTGCAGTCACATATAATTTCTAAATCGGCGGGATTATCTGTGGAATCAACGTTTTCTTTATTAAATTTTATATACCCACGGTGACGCCTACCCGTAGTTGATTTTCCCCCTGTAGTTTTATACGAAAAGTTCCAAGTTTCTAATTCGTCATTAGACCTAACTCCCAACGATTTGTTAGATACTGTTTTTGAACGATTTAACCGTGCGGAATCAGACGCCCTTAGAATGTCTCTAAAAGACATTCGTTCACACAACAAATCTCGGAGTTTAATCATATGAATAAATATCAAAGTTTAATATAAAAAAGGTTATTTGTGCATAAAATAACGTCTTTAAATATGATTCCATCGTGTTTTATGTTGAATATATTATTATTACATCCAGTAAATGGTCGATTGTCAACCGATGCCAAAAATATATCAAATTTTAAATTTTGTTCCAGTGTTACATCCTTAAATACGTTATTAGAACTATTTCGAATGACTATTCCAATATTATTATATTTTTAAATATATTATAATTAAATCCCATATCTACAGAAATACCAGCGGCAATATTATCATGAAGATATAGATTTATAAAATAACTATTACTAGTTTGATAACACGAAATCCCATCAAATTGATTATTAAAAGATACATAATTTACAACTACCAACTTATTAACATTTAATGTTGATACTAATCCTCCCGACCTACAATTAGATGTTATTATATCATATAAAAAAATATCTCTTGCATTTTGTATTACTATCCCATTATTATAAATCGGATATCCTATATCTGACAATTTCCAAATTTCCCGACATTGGTTTGTTCGGTTCCCATCCAATTGTAAAGATATAAGTTCACTGTTTGTTATGACATCACCTCCTTGAATCCCTATCACTATAATTGGACAATTAGAATTATCATCCAATTTAAGGATGGTATTAGTATCACCAACAATTCTTACGTTACTATTTGTTACTAATAAAGGAGTATTTATTCGTATTACTTCATTGGGTAACGTAATAGTCCCTCCATTTTTCATTGAATTAACTGATTGTTGAATCTGAATTTCAGTTATATTTGAATTGGTATTTGACTGGGAATATGTTTCTGGGGATAGAAGTAGTAGTAAAATTAATATTAAATATATGAATTTATTATCTATCATATATATAAATATTATTTACTAAATGATAAATAGATTTAATCTCTACAATTTATATTTCTTTTACACAATCTCCATTAGGAACTACCACCGATATACTACCATAATCTTCCGATTCGTTTTTATAATAAAATCCTCGTTTAGCAACTCCTCGTTTTAATAGTCCACGCATATATCCATTAGCTTTCCAGTCGTGATATGGATTTGAAGTCATATTAGTCATTGGACATAATATTTTATATTTTTTAATAGCTGGTTTCATATCATATTTTAAATATTTTAACCATCTTAATTCTGGTTTATTGTTTGGATAAAAATCTTCATCCGGAATTTCACAATTAAATCCAGTTTCGGATATTCCTTTTTTCTTTAAACTTTTTTTACCACATAATAAAGTTTTACCATATTCTCTAGTTCCATCCCATTCACCCTCCACTGGAGCACCAATACTTGCATCTAACGCTTGCTTTGCCGCTAAAAATGTGCCAAGGTGTAATCCAGTAGACCCACCCTCAAATCTCCAGAGGCCGAACCATGATACCAACCTCCAGTATCAGTATAAAACCGCTCGGATAACAGAGATTTAAGTAATATCATATTATATAAATATTAAGACAACTTAACAATCGGCTCCATTTTCTTACCTTCTTTATTATCAAAATGACTTCTATTTGATATAATATATGATTCTACCTTATCAGACCATCCTAACGAATTACATAATTCAACCGGCAAATTAATATATACATTGGAAGAATATAATTTACAATTTTCAATCGAGTTTATAAATGTATTTCTCCATTCTTCAAACGATTTGTATTCGGTATTATTAGAATATATTTCAACATCATAATACGGAATACTTGTAAATATCATATCAAATTTATAATTGTTATTAAATACAAAATCTTCAAATTTACAATTATATATTTCAACACTATCCTCCCAATTACCATTTTTAATTAGTGTTTGTAATTCATTATATGTTTCAACATTAGGTTCACATCCAATATATTTTCCATCTGGATATTGGCTCTTAAATCCTAACAATCTACCCCCAAATCCACAACATGGGTCTAATACCACTGGATTAGTTATATCTCCCAAATAAGTTTTATAAATAGAAGCCGCCAACGCCGGTTTAAAAAAAGATACACTTATTCTTCGAGCACTCAATCCTCTCACACATTGATGTAAACTAAAATCATATACCTCCCCACTCGTATTACATCCAATTCGATAATCAATAACTTCCTGCATTATTTTATCATCTAACCAAGCCTCCTTTGGCGAGGGATTACCATTAAATTTACTTCCCCAATATGAATGAAAATAATGCTTTAAATAATTATGTCCCACTACACTTATATTATTGGAAAATTCTTTTGTCTCTGGATTATATGGCTTAGACGTATCCATCTTTGATAGTTTAGATAATATATCAGGCAAATTTTCTTCCAAATCAGGGTAAGGTAATTCAGGTTGGAATGTTCGAATGAATTTTCGAAGTATCCAGTTAAATGATTTTACATATTCCTTCCCCTTTTTCAAGAGGCATTCTTGAAAGTATGTTTTATTTATAATCGGTTTCTTATATCTTAATTCCGGATTAAATATGATATTATTTGTTTTAATATACTCAATTGCCAATTCTTTAGTTGCGGCACACTCCATAAATTTAGCCATGTCAAATTCTCTAATTCTATATAGATTTTTCAATCCTTTACGTTCGCCATCTGATATAATATTGGAAATTGTATGAAAATTTAATTTACTAAAATCTTTAGGATGCCAATACTCACCATCAACTTCAATTAGCATATTATAATCGGGAAGATAAAAATCAATCGACGCATGACGTTTACCCAAATCGACAGTATATGGGTGGATATAATTGATTTGTAATTTATCTAATATAGATTTAAATTCCAATTCTGGCTTAGTATCAGTTTTTACAAATGTTTGGGTGTTAATTCTATCAATTGCCTTCAACGACATTTTCTTTTTTGTTTCTATTGAAAAATGTTTCCCAAACATTGCATTGCCTTCTCCAACAGAATTATGCCCCGATATAAAATCTACCTTATATGGATGATATGTTAATAACTTGACTTTTCGTTGACATCCGCATCCACATAAAGTCCGAACACCTTTAAATACATAATCCATTATATAATCCTTTTTATTAATATTATGAATATTTTTTACATGATATCCAAGTAAATTTCCGGATGGAAATGGCTGATTGCATATTAAACAAATTTGATGGTCTTCTTTGTTCGTTGTTTCGAGTCTACCAACATATTCTTTTTGTCGTATCTTGGACGGACGGTATTCTCCAAATTGTGTCGTATAATCATCAGGAGTTGTATTATGAGTATCTCTGAGATGTGTGAACATCCCAACCGAGGAGAATTCTACATTACATAGTTGACATGTTATTTTATTTATTATTCGGTTTGATTTTTCTCGTTTAGGTTGCCGAAATTCTCCATATTTAGTAGCATACTCATCCGACGTTAATTTATGTAAATGTTTTATATGACTCGAAAATGAATATAATGAGAAATCATTGTGGCATATATCACATGTTTTAGTAAGGGGTTTATTTATTACTATTCTTTTTTTATCATTCATATACTAATAAGTATATACGATATGCAAGAAAGAGTCAAGTTATTTTAGTTGATATACTAATAACATATGATATATATCTAGTATATCAACTAAAATAAAAAAGGCTCCCAAATTCATGGGAGCCTTGTGTTTATTGATTAATATTAGACTAAGTTAGTGTCAGACACGTAGATTAGGCCATAAAATTCCGGTCTAACCATTTTTTTGGCGTAGCGAGTCATAACACCACGTCTTGGCGTAAAGTTAATCGGGTCATACACCAAAGGAGTTTGGATGAGCGGAATATACGGTGAGTATACTGCGCCGGTTTCGAGGAAGTTATTTCCACGGAAACCCATGAGGATTAAGTTTTCCTGCATATAAGGGTTCTTATACACTTGGAAACGACTTGCGAAGTTACCAACCTTGGAGACACCCATTGCGAACTTAGCGGAGTCACCATCAGTGTTAACCACGAATCCAGGAATTGATTCCAAGATAGTTGCGACTGCCGGTCCTACGACCATGAAGTTAGCACCACCACGGAGGGTCAACTGATGAATACTGTTCGAGATTTTCTGAATCTTGTTACCAAGAGTCTGATACCACGAAGCCTTGGTGTAGTAACCGAAACCAGCACCAGCGTTAGCAGTCGTTGAGTTATCAACAATGCTGTAGCTATTCGCACCAGTCTTGATGATATCACGGTTGATTTTAGCACTCCAACGTTCTTTGTTGATGTTCGGAGCATTAGTGATTAACATGTCGAGGATTTCGAGGTCGATTTCCATGGACACATATTCCGAGAGCAACGCAGTCAATTCTGCTTCTGCATCGACGCTGTGATAAGCGTTCAAGTCTTGAGCCAATTCAGGAGTCCAAACGGCTTTCAACTTACGGGTCTTAGCAACGATAGGTTCGCTGTTCAACTGGAGGTTGATTTCAGGAATACCGATATCTTGGTTAAGTCCAGTGTCGGTTGAGGTTGATTTAATACCCTTATCTTCGAAGTCGCCACGTGACGTCGGTTGAGGTTGGACAGAGTAGTTAATCGTAACAGTCGTAGCAACACTTGAGCCGCTGACCACGAACACTGCTTCAGGACCATTAACACGGGTAAACCCAGGGTAATAAGTGACGATACCAGAACCACTGATAGTGAATGAACGGACGGCGTTTAAATCAGGAGCGGAACCTGATGCGGTCAATGAGTTGGCTGAGAAGTTAGTAGTCGTATAGGTATACAACGCACCAGCAGCCAAGGATGAAGAGATAGACTGATTAACTGGGTCATTTGCATTACCAGTGTCAAAGTTAATATCGGCGATAGAAGCACTTGCGACAGAACCACCAGTTAAGGAGATTGTCTGGTCGTTGATAGTGTATGCATATCTACCAGGTCCATATAGACCATTAACCGGAGCGTCTGTTGAACCAGACTTGATACCAGTTCCACCGAACAATGACTCATAGTTTGTGCCAGAGTCTTTGGTGAACACGCCGCTGTTAGAACCATATTTGAAGTCCAAATAGAACACAAGCCCTGATGGGAGGTTCATTGGCTGAACAGATACGAATTCCTTGGCTGCGATTTCTGCGAACACACGGCGAACCAACGGCAAAGCTACACCAGCCCATTGTTCGGAGTTTCCAGAAGTTCCAGTTGAGGAAGATTCTTCGATAAGCTGTTTAGCTTGGTTTTCAAGCAATACAGACATATTTGATTTTTCGACTTGGCTCTTGAGACCTTCAAGTAATCCAGTCTTGTCCCACTTGGTCACGAGACCACGGGTTTCTTGCAAAAGACGAGCTTGCGGATTAAGCGCACTGGTCAATAATTGTTTTACATCGTTCATAATTTTTTATTTGTTTTCTAAGTTTACCGTTATTTGTTTACTACCGGCTTGATTCCTGCGAGTTCCATGAATCTTGCCTTGCTTAAAGCCTGTTCAGAAATAATTTCCTTGGTCGGCTTATTGGACACAACGCTGTTATCGAGACCTTCAGTGATAGCTTGAACCTTCGAGGCTGGAATTGATTTCCCAGTTGTCTTTTTGGTAGCTGCACTGAAACTTAGAGCTTCGGTAATACTAGCAAACTGCATTTTGACTTCACGAATATTTTTTGCCAAATCAAACATTTCAACGATACGCAATTTCTGCTCACCATTGATGCTGTTTTCTTTAAATAGCTTATTCGTGTAAAGCAATTTAGCATTCAGCAAGTTGATTTCATTAAGTTCATTTTTAAGATAATTAATAGCATCGGACTGCTCTTTAATTGTCTGTTTAGCTTCGCTCAACTTAGCAGTGGATTCAAAATCTCCACCGGAGTTAGGACGAGCCGCTTTCAAAGCCGGACCAGATGTTCCACCTAGTTTCGGAGTTGATAAATTTGTTGACGTAGCATTTTTTGCTTCGTTTGGACGTTTTGCAGTAGTTGCATCTTTCGCTTCTACTTTGCCTTCCGGAACCCCATTATCAGTCAAGCCACCACTTTCAATTTTAGAACTTGAACTTGCTCCAGAAGCAGGTTTATTGGATGCTCCGGGTTTGCCACCAATACCGGAAGATTTCAACTTAGTGTCTTCTTCGATGGTTTCTTTTTCTTCATCTTCGGCAATTTCTTTCTTTAAAGATTCGAGAAGCTCATCCAAATTGATTTCTTCATCTTCCACACCAGCATTAGGAGCACCGGCAGGAGCAGGAGCCGAAGGAGCACCAGCACCGGCATCACCAACAGGAGCGGACGGTTCAGCACCAGCAGCAGGAGCAACAACAATAACTGGGGCTTGGACAACTGGGGTTCCTTCCGGAGCAGTCGTTCCTTCCGGAGCGGGAGTTGCGACGGCAGGAGCAGGAGCCGAAGGAGCACCAGCAGCAGGAGCAACAACAGGAGCACCGGCAGAACCTTCGATATCAGACTCTAACTCTTTAATCAAGGAGTCAATATCAGATTCACCAACTACATTTTCATCTGATTCTACAGGAGAACCAGCAGATTCTTTTTTAAGTTTTTCAGCGAACAAAGCTTGATATTTTTCATTGAATTGTTCTTCGAGAGCGACCTTAGCATTGGCGAGCGCAGTTTGTCTCACAGCTTTTGCTAAAGCAATTGCTTCGTTAATTTCAGTTTTAGTTGTATTCATAAATTATTTTTTATATTTAATCTGAAGTTATTAGAACCTCAATAAAGAGTTTGAATGTTATATCAACAAAAGATTGTTGTATTATAAAATATAAATATACATAAAAAAACGAAAAACGAAAAAAATCTATATATTTATTGATACATGAATAATAAAAAACTAAAAACTATAATAAAATCAAGGAATTCTCTTGATTTCAATGGGAAAAAAAAGTTGTTAAAAATATTGAAAGAATACAAAAAATCATATAAATCAATCATTTGCGAGAATGAAAATCTAAATTTAAATGTTATTTCTAAAAAATTTAATACCAACTCCGAGTTTAATAGTTATGTGGCTCAACATCGTGGATTGCAATTTTTGCCGCAAGAAAAGCAAGCAGTAACAAATTATACATCGGCAAAACCCGTTGAATTTACAGATTTCATGATAAAATATGAGTCTACCGATGATTTTTCAAACAATAATACTACTATTATTAAAAAATTGAAAGAAGGAAATCAATTTTGTTGGACTGCGTTTTCAAAAAATACGTCATCGGAGAGTTCATCAGGTCAATCACAAGGTCAAGAAAATAATTTACAGGAAGCAGATGAACAGCCCCAACCGGCTCAACCAACTCAACCAACTCAACCAGAAACTCCTAAAATTGACAATTCACTGGAAGTAATTAAAAGTGTTCCATTCGTGGGAGAAACTGACGGTGCGAAGATTTTGTCGGAGTTTTTAATAAAACTTGATATATAAGGTTTTGGATTATATTTATACTCATATGATTGGTGTTATATATAAAATCACAAACAATATAAATGGAAAGATTTACGTTGGTAAAAACGCAACTAATAATCCACTTTATTTTGGGTCTGGAATAATATTGCGAAGTGCAATTAAAAAATATAAAAAGAAAAATTTTAAAAAAGAAATATTAGAGTATTGTAATTCCAACAATCAATTAAATGAGCGAGAGATTTATTGGATAAAGATGTTAAATTCTACAGATAAGAATATAGGATATAATATTTCCGCTGGTGGGAATGGGTCAAATGATGTTAACTTATACCATAAACTTCCATCTGAAATTAAAGATAAAATACGCTCGGCAGTCGCATTATCAAATAAAACAAGAGAAAAATCAATTGGGATTGATAATTTTGGATATAAACAAATAGAAGAGCCTGTAAAACAGTTAATTTTAAAGTTAACTACTAAAATAGGAAGAGATAAGATACACACTTTATTATCGGAGTTTAATTTGGTAAATGTATCGTCTAAGACATTAACCGCAAGAATACATGAGTGGAATGGTAATTTAAAAGGACGATTGAGTAATAGATATAAATTTCCAATAAATAAAATTATTCTACAGTCTAAGTTTGGGACATTGCCAGCATCAATAAACATTTTAAATTCGGTCGCTGACGTTTGGAGTAACGATGTAAACATATCAGAAGAAACCGCAATTAAAATAGCATCTGCACATATATTTTGATATTTATATATTATGATATTACTAAAAGAACTATTGAATTCCGTCGCTACAGAAAATAAATCTGGAATGATAGAAATAGATTCTTGGAGACTTCCAGAAGTAGATTATTTACATAATATGGGATTTATATTTGAAGATGATTTTAAAATGTCAACTCCAAAACCCCCACATATTACAATTTATAAAAAGAAAGATAGCCCAGACGATAAGAAATCCGAAGAAACTTTTCATTTAGAAGAACCCGACAAGAGTGTAAAAACATTTAAAGATTTTAAAGATATGGTATCATTCTTCGATTCTTATGAACAGGAAGAGATTGACAAAAGAAAGTAATAAACCAAATTTCAAATATACTTATTATTATGAGCACACCAAAAAACAACAAGCTATCATTAAAACAAATTGTCGAAAATTTTGATAAAATTTCAACTACAACTGGATTTGATAACGAGCCGAAAAAATTAACGCCGGAGCAGAAAAAGAGATTGATGGAGATGGCTTCTCAATTTGAAAAATTTGGTGAAGTGTTTAAAAATGAAGCCGCTATTTTAGAGTCGACGAAGAACATGACGGAATTATGCGAATTGGCGTCGAATTACGCAATTCACGAGTGCGGAGATTGCTTTCAAACAGACATAATCAAGAAGGACTTTGCCAATGTTAATAAAAGAATCTCAGAACATACTAAGATTGCTAAAGAGTGTTATGCTAAAATGCAACAATTGCGGGTGGCGCACGAGGACATAGGAAATACACTTTCTCGATATTATAATTTGAAAGAATTAGCAGAAAGTATGAACACAATCCCGTCTACCACTACTACAATTGCAGGAACTCCTCAGACTCCACCAGAGATTGGTTCTACTCCAAGCGTGATGTAATATTAGTTTACATCGAAAGTTTGAACTTCATGTCCCATAAATTTTTCAAATTCTAAAGAATTTAAGGGTGTCACCTGTTCTATTTTAACATTTGGGGATTCATTCCATTTCTTTAAATACTCCAATGCATTTTCAAAAGAATTAATATTTTCGTAAAAACACCCAAGCCCTCTATTGCATGAGCGACATAACAATTGACGAACTTTACCATTGGAGTGATTGTGGTCAATATTCATATCATTTTTATTTTTAAATATAGATTTGCATATGAAACATTTACCATTTTGATATAAGAATAATTGTTTTACGTCATTATAGGTCAGCCCATATGAATTTTTAATTCGACATTCATATCCTTTTTTACTCTTGTCATATTTATTTTTTATATTGTTTATTTTACTTCGATTATTCTTATTATATTCTCGTTGGACTTTGTTATGATGTAATCGCTGCTCATCAGATAGTCTTGCCCTGCGGCCTCGACTATATTCCCGTTTCCTCTCCAATTCAACATCTCTATGTTCAAGATAATGTTTTTTATTATATTCCCGCTTTTTAAGTCTCAAATCTTCTTTTTCAGAATCTGTAAGAGTATTTCTCCATAGTTTGTTATATTCTCGTTTGTGAAATTTTTTTTCTTCTTTAGTCATATCACTTCTCCTTTAGTTTGGAGTTATAATATGCTTCCAACACCTCTTCGACGAAGTTATTAAGTTTTAATTTTTTGGAAGAACAGTAGGTCTTATACTTAGTATGAAGGTCTTCGTTTATATTTATGTTTTTTGATTTTATTGGTTTCATACTTATAAATATAAGTGAGAAATGCCAAAATCACATAAATGTGAAAATAATTATTATTGAGAAGTTAATTTTATAAATGATTATAGGGACGTTGTAGAAAATTTCCATGTAGATATTCCTCTACACGTAAATCGTGTCCAAAACGTATTGCTGCTTTTCTGTTCTATCATTAAAACACTTCGATATCCATATCGTTGACAAAGAAGAGTTAATTCTTCAACTTTTTCCATTAATAATGCGTCGGCATCCGACAGTTTGGTAGTATCTATTATTTTTCCTCTGATAGAGTCTTTAATAATCATTACTTCTTAAATACAAATATTGGTTCATATTTGTAGCCCGATTTCATGAGTGCTGATAAACTCATCTGATAAGTCTTAATCAACGTAAACCCAATTTCATTTGCCAATTGTAACGTGTCTTTTTCTAAGTCCGGATAAGTCTTTACGTTTGCTACATTTATCGCAAATATTCCTCCGTCCTTTAGAAATGAATAACACTTCTCAATTAATACTTTTAGAAATTTTTCTTTCCATTCTTCTTTGGTTTTATACCGATTACATGATTGAGTATCCTCATCACTATAAATTTCTGTCCGGAAATATGGTGGAGATGAGAATGCCAAATCAAATACACTATCAGAATTATAGGAGTCTTCGAATGGACTGGGTGATACTGTAAATGGAATATTAATAGAATTGGTATTATTATCTATATCATCATAGATTTGATATAAACATGTTCTGGTTTTAATACACGGTTCATAACCATAATAATATTTAACCCTATTAGATGACAATGCTCCCAATAATCTCCCACCATATCCAGAAGAAAAATCCAATACGTTTCCTTCGCCCGAATAGTTATCGTAAATATACTTGGCTACAGTCGGCCTAAAATTACTAACTCTTTGCGACCCATTTGACCAGCACAATGCTTTTCTAATTCCGGCATTTGATATATTATCACCAAGTTTAATTCTCTTATCAATTGCCTTTTTAAATTTAATATCATCCAAATAAGTTTCCATTGGAGATACAAATCCATTACATTTAACATCCCACATATGAGGCATATAATGATTGGCTAAATTTAACCCAAGCATTACCTGTTTTAACTTATTTCCATCTTGTAGCAAAGTAGACGAATTAAACGATTTTAATTTTTCAAATATTATTTTTCGTTCTTCTCTACATAGATTAAAATATGGGAATCCATATGTTCTATAATGATTAAAGATATTATCTTTAAAATTTACCATTTCAGTCTCGTTAAATTGAGACCATTGTTTTTTGTTAATGAAAATGTTCATAATACGAATATACACTAAAAATTTTTAAACTCATAAATAGAGTATATCAGAAGTTTACGACTTGTCAATTAAATTACCAGCTTATTGATAGATAATTCCAACTATCACCATCCCGCTGGTCATATTCATTACAGTATACTACCGTAAATCCATCACGTTTTAATGCAGCTATAATTGTTTCTCGTAGTGGGGCTTCGATTTTTGAATTGTCTAAGTCATATCTTGCCCAAGATTCTCCGTTAATGGATTTGGTCTTAATAAGACTGAAAATTTTTTCAAGTTCGGTAGAGCCGTTTTTTCGCAGTGAATTTTCCGTATGTTGTCTTGCTTCGGATGCTGTCATAATATTAAAAATGTCTATGTCTAACTTCCATTAATGCTTTACCAAGTAGATTTAGTCCCTTCCAATTCTTTTCGTCAAAAATTAAGGGGTCAGTCTCAAGTAATCCGACTCCCCAAATTTTGTCATATGGAGATGCTTCTACGAGAATTCTAGTTCCGGTATTTTTTAAAGTTTGTCCGTAATATGGATTTTGAGTAAATTTTAATTCATTTACATAGACCATATAATTAAATCTACGGTCAACCCAAACTTCTTCGTTATAAGATGCAATCTTTCTACCGAGTGCTTTAACTTCTTTTGGATTTGGAGTTTTAGCTACTAGTTTTTTAGTTTCATCATCGTTAAAACAATCTGCTTTATACCACATAAAAGCTTGTTCGGTGTTCTCAAATTTAAGACCAGCAATTGGGTCATTGAAATGACAATTATCCCAATTGGAATAAATGCCATTCCAAAAATATACATGTGTATCAGTAGTAATCATTGGTTGATAATATCAGAGTTCAAAAATAAGTCAAGATTTATTCGATATTTTCAAATGTTCGTGATATATATGGTATATGAATAAAAAATATACAATCGAAGAAATAGAGTTCCTACGAACTAATTACCCAAAATATGGAGCGTGTTATTGCTCTAAAATATTAAATAGACCAGCATATTGTTTATATCCTGTCGTAAAACGATATAAAATACAACAAAGAACTGGTAAATATTTATCTAAACACCCATCTATGATGAATATCAATATAAATCAATTCTTAACCATAGACAAGATGGAGACTGCTTATTTTCTGGGGTTTTTATGGGCTGATGGAAATATTATAAGCTATAAATCAAATAAGATAAATCATCATCGAATATCATTGGAAATTAACTCGAAAGATATGAATGATATTTTGCCGTATATAAACAAATTAGGAAAATGGTGTATTCAAAATAGAGTTCGGAAGGATTGGAAACCAGTATCATCAATTAGCACAAATAACAAAGAACTTTTTAATTTTTTAAAAAATAATGATTATAATATAAAATCTAGCACAACTCCTACCAAAATACTAAATACAATACCGGATAATTTAAAAATGTATTTCTGGAGAGGTTATTTCGACGGAGACGGGTGTATTACAAAAAAAACAAAATATAATTCATTTAAATTTTCAGGAACGTATCAACAAGATTGGACAGATATTCAGTCTTTACTAAAAGAATTAAATATAATCAATAAATTATATCGAATAATAGAAAAAACAGGAAACAAATATTCATGTGTAATGATACAGAATAAAGATGGAGTTAAAAAACTAATAAATTATTTTAATCCTATAAACAATTCTATAGGATTAAAAAGAAAAACCGAACGAATGATTAAAATCATTAACTCATAGCCAACTATTCTTCCTTACTTGTTCAAATGTATACCGCTTGGTGATTTCACCATCGATAAATACCGTTTCTAGGTCTTGGTTATCATCAAATCGTCCACGTTTACTCGCCTTCGACATATCCAACGGAGTTTTGTAAATATCATGCCAAACTCCATCTCTTTTTTGTGCCGAGCATTTAAATGCAAATCTCTGGGTATCTCTATTTAATTTTCTTACGAGATATGAACCACATCCGAACACGCAAGTTTCAGCACTAAATCCATTAACTTTTAATGTTTCCAAAATATTTTTAATGTCGTGTTCGGTCAACGAGTCTCCATAAATAATTCCAACATGGCTATCTAATACTTTATAACTCTTCGAATTTATAGTTCCACCGAAACCGTCCCATAATTGTTGTGCAATCCATAATACTTGTGCTTCAGGAGTATCTCCTTCAAATCGGGGACTGTCAGGCCGAATTACAAATTTTCCATTTCTACCCATAATATCAGATTTTAATTCATTACAATATACCTTAACTGCATTTGTAATGTTATAACTATCCGATACAACTGAAAGAATTCCGGTTGGATATTGTTTAATTAAATGTTTAGTAACTTCAAATTCTCCTCCCGTTCCAAGTGCGGTCCCAATACTATGTTCACTCGCTGGCACAGAATAAGCAAGTCCATCGATATTAGCGTCATAATAATTTATGGCATATGGAAGTGCCATTAAACTATCAGTCCCCTTACTGTTGACTAAATGTGCCAAACAAGAAACACCCGCTTCTTCCATGACGCTCAATCCTCGTTGGGAAAAATCATGCAAATAATAGTCAACAAGCCATTGATTAGAATAATCAACCGTCTGTTGGAAATAATCTTTGATAATATTGATAATATAATTGCTACGAGTGCAGACTGTCGTAGCGGCCCAAACTTGCTGTAACAATGTTTCAAGAGCGTTCGTAAGCCAAAAACAATTAGGGTCAGTGTTCTCTACCGTCATCAACACAGTTCCAATTGGAAAATTCTTTCCTTCTTTTACGGCCTTAATTTTAATTGGTAATTTACCGCCATGTTTTTCTACAATATAGTCCCACTTGGCTCTACTCCAAATATCACCATTAAATTTAAAATGTTCCTTTAGAATAGGTTCGGCTTCATCGATTAATTCTTTCGTCAGAACGACACCTTCGAGCCACTCGATTAGAATATATTGCAATCCAAAGAATGTAGTATAATCATACATCCCGCCCTTCCTTGCTTCTAGGTAAGAATATACGACTTCAGTATTTGGCATATACATCTCACTATGGAGTTGCTTATATGAGTCCAGGGTAAAAATCAGGTTGTGTTTGTTAAGTTTATTCATTTTCATAATTTATTTTTCAGTAGGATATCAGAGATTTATAATAAGTCAAGAGTTAAATTTCACTGAGTTCAATTAATTTTTCGATAAGAGGCCAATGAGTTTCTACGATTAAATCTTTATAGTTTAGTTTTATATAATAATCACCAAACCAGCCACATTCTTTGAGGTCATCGCCCGCCGTAGCAAATCCAAATGTATAATTAAATTCAAATACTGCCGTTAGAATTTTATCCTGACTATCTCGATAACGGGGGTCATCTTGACGATTGCTGAAGAGATATTGTGGATGGCTACATTCCAAATTTATTCCGACTTCCTCATGTAATTCTCGTCTGGCGGCATCTTCCAACGACAAATCGGACGGGTCAACAAATCCGCCGGGCAATCGAAATTTATTCTCGGTTGGTTTTCTGCCAATTAATATTTCGTTTTTTGCTCTGTTTACAATAAAACAATCAACTGTCTGGAACGATGTAGGATATTTAATCATATGAGGAGTATATCGAAAATTTATAAAATGTCAATTAAATTTTACTTTTCATACAAATTTATCAATTGGATATTTCTGCTTGGGAACCTCTTCGGAAAATCTAATAAATACACTGATGCGTTGATTAGTTTTTTCACATTTTCCACAACATTGTAGGCATATAGTTCTTTGCACCGCTATTGTATGTATAGTCTTTGCGCCGAGTTCATTTTTAGCATATGCAAGAATACCATCGATATATTCATCAGAACAATAAGTTTTTGGAATAGGTGCAGTTAATTCTTGTATACCTCCAAATCTTGTTTTATATGCTCTTACTGTTTCCGTGGTTAATTTGTCGGAAATAAATACCGGATACTTCGTCAAGTGTAAATTATGCTTATCAAGTAACGTCTTAGACGGCTCAATTACAAATCCATCCTCTGGAAAATATTCAGATTTATATGGTGTAATAATTGATTTATCAACTTCATTAGATAATGCTATTGACGGGCATATACCAAAAAAAGTAGAAATTGTTAATCCAAATTTTAAAAAATTTCTTTTATTCATATTATTTAAATTTTTTTCCAGTGCCACATAGGTTCACAAAAAACTCCAGATTTAACCGATTTACTATTTGGGCGTTTAGCCATTTGATATCCAATGGTTCCTTGATAAGATGCACCTTCCAATGTATTTATAAAATCATTCATGGGGTCACATATTTTATTTATAGTATGACCAGAATATACGTCGGAAATATTGATTAACAAATCCCCACTAGGTATTAATCCATTCCATGCTCTCTTAATAGATTCAAATAAAAATTTCTCATTCCAAATATCACATTTCTTATATCTTTTACATGATTGCTTATCATCTCCAGAATATTTTTCTATATTAAAGTATGGGGGTGAAGTGAATATTAAATCAAATTCATTGTTATAGTCCATCTCTTCGGCACATTTTGGATTTAAGACCGATGTTTTAGAATCTTCAAATTGATATGCTTTAACTTGAGCCGAATACCCATCATATAATGCTAAATTAGGGTCAACTCCGGTATAACCATCCGCAGATGAAGCATAAAATCCAGCTAATCGGTCTCCCCACCCACTTGAAAAATCTAACACGCTATATGGTTTAAAATAATCATAAACACACTTTGCCGCACTCGGTCTAAATTGGGAAGCGGTATATTTACGAAGTGCAATTGCTTGGCGAATGGTATTAGAATTGATTTCTTTAAATTTTAAAGTCCAAAAAGCATTGAAAATTCCATCTCTAAATTTTCTATTATTCCAGCTTCTATGTGGAGATGGAGCATTGATAGAATTGCATTTCAATCTATTATCTTGATGGAAATAATCAGATGATTTGTTTCCAATATTACAATTTTTTATATAAAATTTTGGCCGAAACCATTTATAATCATATTTCAATACAAAATCTTTGGAGTCTACAATTAAAGACGATGAATCTAATTTACATAATTCTTGAAAATCTTCCAACATTTCCTCATATGTAATTTCTCTAGTCGGTAGTTGAATATTATTCTTTTCAACCAAATCATGGAGATATAATTTAATCTCATCCTTAGATTTAGTATTATTTAACTCAATCCACTCATCTTTAGATATATTTAACGATGTCATTTTATAATTGAATTAAATATTGATACAATTCATTAATTTTTTCATAGTTTACTGATTTTGGAAGTGTTGTGGTTTTGTATAACTCCTCTATCTCAATTGACTTCTTCTCAAACCAATCTTTGAGTTTGTCATATGACCAGCCTCCACTGCGTATGAATAATAATTCTTCCGCATCTGGTCTTTTTACTATTACTCCCTTGCCGGATAAAATCTCCGACGACATTTCCATAAGTCGTTTGAGGTGAGCCCCGGATTTACAATCATAATTAAAGTCTTTCTCCAATTTCATTCTATCAAGGTTTCTATTCTGTTTCCAGTTTAACCAGCTATTATAGTCCTTTAAATCATTCTTATACCGAGTTTCTCTCAATATTAAGTTAGTAATTTCAGATGATAGATTGAATGTCTTTGAAAAATCAGTTAAAATGGCTTCTTCATACTTCTGCGGCCAATTATCCCATGAAATTTTATTATTGCATAACTTCAAGACACATTCCCACACAGTTTCCTTTAATTCTTGCCGTTCTAATTCATCCATAGAAAATTTAGAGAAATTCCAATTTTCAATTTCTTTCTTAACAAGTCTATCGATTTCTGAATGTCCTTGTAGGACTTCACCAACCAATCCATAATCCTTACGGTCTGGTTTAGTCATTTCACCTTTAATTAACCACCGACGATGTCTCTCGATTAAGGAAAACTGGCTCAAGCTGTAACCTCCAAATGTCCACTTTGCCTTGGTTGATAGAAATAAATCTCTATTTTTTAGTAATTCCTCACCAATTTTATTACATTCCAAAATATCAGATTGAGAAGTCCATAAAAGAGAAATTATATTGGGGTTTACCTGAGCGGCAAGTTGGAAGAATTTAGATAAACTAAAAAGGGTGGATTCGAACTTCGGATTGTTAGGATTTTTTAAATGAGAATATTTAAGTTCTAAATCTTTATTGTTGATTGCTTGGTCGAATTTATTGAATAAATGTTCTCGAATTTCGATGGGAGGTAATACAATACCTTTTACGTCGGTGTCACTCGTTGAGTGGGACATTCCATAACTTTTCGACCCGTCAATTGCTAAAAAACTAATATTTGGTAATAACCAGTTCATAATTTTGAGATTATACCAAATAATTGGAAGAAGTCAAGAAATTAAACTTCTTCTTCACTTAATTCAACAAAATTATTAGTATGCCATCCCCAAGTGATTGTGCCATCTTTTTTACCTATAACGCAATGTTCCGCCATATTAGGAATTTCTCCTAAGAATATGTAATGAGAACTTGGAAGAAATGGATATTGTTCGTGATATTTTTTATCAACGCTATCAAAATCAAATTTTACCAGACTTAATTTACGAGGAATTTTATTCTTTTTAGACATATTATTGACTATATTTTTTATGAGGATATTCGCACAATCTCCGAACAGGACATTCATCACAATACCAATCAGATTGATTTATTATACACTTCCAAGGCATTGGAGATTCTTTTCCAATTCCCCACGACCATTTAATTGGCATAGTATCTGCAATTAAAGTGCATATCGTTTGTAATTGTTTTGGGGTTGGTAAATTAGAACTTCTTTGAGCAGCTTCTTTTAATGTGCTATATTCTTCTTCAGTTAATGTATACATCATATTATTATTTATTCAAATTTGTAAATGGAGACTGACAAAGAATGTCATACGAACTTAACATTCCATTAATTCTTGTTTAGCAATTCCAGTTTCGTCCTGAATAGTTTTAATTTTTGATTCAATTTTCATTGAGAGTAGAATATCAGATATTAAAAATTTGTCAAGAGAATAAATTCCTAATGGAGCCGCTACTTTACGGTATGTTCGAACAATCGTATTTTGCCTTGTTTAAAGCATCCTATGCTCACTCCATTATTTTACGTAACATTGTCGGTTGATAGGGTAAATTCTAATGATGGATATGTTAAAACTAATATAGTATTGTGTTTAGATAGTATCAACACAATGAAAAATACGTTAGATTTAAATGACTTCTACATGGTAATTGACAATCTGTATAATAACAAATCAACCACATTCTCAAATTTGAAATCTAACTTTAATATTATTTTATAACGATGGTTTTTTCAAATTTTATTTTGGGAGACCATGACAACATGACGGGAGCCACTTTCCATGCTGGAATTCGTTCTAACAATTTAAATTTAGCATGACCAAGCGCAGCCGCCACTAGTTCAGAACAAAACACTCTATGAAGGTCGAGCCGAGTTTCACGGGTAGAATATATAACAAATCCCAATACACCAAAATAATCATACTTCCATCCCATTCTAGACTCTAAAAATTTTATTAATAGTTTTTTTTGGTCTGGCTTCAATTTTACAGTGTATAAATCTATACGTTTCCCCACCTGTTCGCCGTCTGATATTGAAGATTTCTTTCTAACACCAATCCATGCTTTGGACTCATATACCGACCCATCATCTAATATTATACTTGCGTGGCAATATTTCCCCCGTGAAAATAAACAAATAGTTTTTTCAATCTTACTTAATGGATGATGTAGTGCAATTTTAACCACATATATAAATATAATTAAAATATACTATTTACTCAATTTACGGTCTTTAATCTGATACAACATTTCGGATGAAACGTCCCATCTAGTCCAATCACATGCTAAACAACAACATTTAATTGATTTTATATCTATAGTATAATTAAAATGAATATAATTCCAGCACTTATTACATCTTACTGTAGAATATAGTATCATATTTATTTAATTTGTTCAAACGGAGACTGACAGAGAATGTCGACGTATTCCATTATTTTCTTGTAAACGTCATCTTCTTTGGAGAAGTTAAATCGTTTAGTGGCGTCGTCGTCAATCCATTCTCGAAGATTCGTTCCAAATTCCTGCGAGCGGGCAAGAATATCACAACAAAATTCGGCCAAATATACGTCTGGCATGTCATGTATAGATTGCCAATGTTCGACGTGGTGCGGGTTTACTTTCTGATGATGTTGAATTGCCAGTTTTAATTTTAATTTGGCTTCATCTTCCTTAGTAGGTTGGGTCGGAGACATAAACTGAAATTCTATACCTTTAAATTTAGAAACATCATGGCAGTATCCATTTGCTATTAGTGCTACTCCCAAATCAATTTTGCCACTTGATATTAAATACTTTCCAAGAATGATGCAGTTCTCTTGAACTCGATTGACGTGTTTGACAATATTATCAATTTTAATCAGAGTCTCTTCCGCAATCCGCTTTGTCTTAGCATTTTTTCTCATAATATGGAACTATAATACCAAAAATGTATAAAATGTCAAGATTTTAATATCTATCCCATCGGCCATCGCCAATGTGCTGTCGCCGGAAATCATTATGCTCAATTGTTAATTTATCAAAATCCGATTTTAATTGATTATTCTGAATTATTGCTTTTGCCAATGTATTTTTCAATTCCTCGGTAGTTAACTTATTTATATAGTCCCACATTTTTATTGTGGTATTATTTTGTGCTATTTTGTCGGCTGGTTCTTGGCTACTTTTTATAATAGTTTCATCTTGAAAACTACTTCCGACATATTTATACAGTTGCTCGTTAGTCATAATTTAATATTTTTATATGTATAACATGTTAAATCTTGTTCCGATTCCACTTTCCATCCATCCAAGCATTTTGGAATATATGGAGCATAAATCAATCCTGCTTCCCACTTTGGTTCTTTAGATTTAATAAGAGTCCATGAAGTTCCGCTTTCATCTGTATATTTCTTAAATTTATGCTCGGATAAATATTTTTTACGCTGTTCAGTTGGAAGCATTCGGATGGGAGTGCAAACAATACAATATTCTTTACTATACCACTCTTGAGGTATTCTATGGTCATTTATAATCCACAATGTATCCGATTTAGGGAGTAGGTCAACATACACATATGTCAGGTTTAATTTTTTAGTTATATATTTAAAGTTTTCAACGCAGAAATTTACTATTCGATGTGGTTTATCATCGTCGTCAATCAAATCAAAGCAATTTCCACCATCCACCGGAATTCCTTGTTTAAGTGAATTTGAAATAACTCCAAGTAGGGTTTGCATTCCAATTCTTATTTTAACTTTCATATTTTATAGTAAGTTCTTCGACAGGACAAAAATTTACGGAGTCGTTTGTTATTTTAGATGAAACAGATATAATTTTACCATTCACAGATTCCGAAATTGCTTGATTTATCAAACATTCTATCTCCTTATCAACATCGATATCTAATGGAATTTTTCTTAATCGATATGAGAGTTCCTCACTAATACAGTATTTATCATATCTCAAATCATCTCGTAATTGTGGAGTTTGGAGAGTTATTACTTTAATTTTCATAATATATTGCCTCTACTATATCCTGAATTATCCATTAATTTTACAAATTCATTTTCATATGCTATATCATCGATTATATGCCATATAGTGGCCGTATTTCCTCCGAGTATTCTAAAAAATCATTCGGAGTTGGAAACTCTGGTTGATTTCTGGAATGTTCACTTTTTTCAGACGTATTGGCAATCTTCTCAAAATCATCTAAAATCCACATAAGCTTTTGATTGCTTTTGACCAGTTGTTTATTGAATAATGTTAATGTCAGTCCCAATACTCCAAACATTAATCCAACTAAAAGTCCAAGTATACTACATATTACTTCTCCTGAGATATCATTCATCCATAAATATTATCATATTCCAAAAATAAGTCAATATATTTCTACATTTTTGATGTTTTGCACTTTTTCATTGATACATATAGTATATGAAAGAAAATATCAAATTAAAAAACATCGGTATCAACGAAGAAATCCATACGAAGATTAAGACTTATTGTGCCGCCAATAAATTAGTCCTCAATAAATTAGTGGAGGAAATTATTAAAAAATATATGGATGATAAGAAAATAAAACTATGAATAATAAATCCAAAGGACAAGACCTTATTTTAAAGAATAAAATAATAGAATTGTATAAAGATAAGACTAAAATTATTGATATAAGCAAACAATTAAACTGTTCTATTTATTCTATACAGAAGATGGTTAAATTGGCCGGGATATATAAAAGACAACAAGGAAAATTAACGTGGTCGGATGTTGATGTAAATTGGTTAATTGAGCATTATTCTGAATTGGGACCAAAAAAATGTGGCAAGATTTTGAATAAATCGAAGTCATCGTGCTTACATCAAGCAAATAAATCAAACTTAAAAATTTCAAGTGCATGTAGATCGGAGTTACTATCCGAAAATAGCCAGTTGCGATTTAAATCTAAAATAATCAATTCGTTATTTGAGACTTGTAGTATCCCGGAAGTTGCCTATATCCTTGGATTTTTATGGGGAGATGGTTATATATCACGTGGGCATGGTTATAATATACGGACTAAAATAACAAGTGATGATGCGAAATCATTATTACCAATCTTCAATTCGACGGGTGAGTGGGATACTTATAAATATCAACCAAAAGGTAAAAATGACAGAGAGCAAACTATTATAAGCACGAATAATAAGTCGTTATTTATGCTGTTATCGGACTTAGACTTTATAGATAAATATAAAAAATCACCAACCAAAGTATTGGAATTTATACCCGATAAATTTAAATGTTATTTCTGGAGGGGATTGGCCGATGCCGATGGTTGTATTTATGTATTACCTACCAATTATTCAGAATCGTATTTTTCAATAACATCCAATTACAATCAAGAATGGAAATTTGCAGAAAATACATTTTTAGGTGGGAAAATAATCCGTCAAAAATTTTCAAACGGTGGGAATTCTAGATTTGAAGTTAGCACTCGGAATAATATGATGATAGCATTAAATTATATTTATGGTGGAAAGCTCTTTGGGTTGGATAGAAAGTATCAAAAATATTTGATGCTATATAATGTATATTCTAAAAAATATAACCAAATAAATCCAGATTTAGTTCCTAATTTATAATTTGATAGTCACATTTAGTTAGGTCGGATAACACCCGCCCGCCGCTATAACTCATGGATGAGCGAAGCGATTCTTCAATTAATTTAATCAACTCTACAGTTGTCAATCCATTAGTCTGTATGTTGTCAAGAATAGTTCCTTCGACATGATTATTACCCTTTGCTTTTCTACTTGCATTACCATAGTATGAATTTGTTAATGCCGGTGAATCAATGCAATTTTTAAATAGAGTCCCCGACATTACTGCTGTAGCACCAAATCTTATGGCTTTGGCAATATCACCAATCCATACTTCATTATTTTCGACGGTCAACCCACCATCACATATGATATCAATATTAGATACTTTCGAACACTCATATAAATCAGTAATTGTAGTTGACCCAAACCCGGTGAATTGTTTTGTCCGACAGGCGGCGGAAACTCCAATATTTATTTTTGCAGCATCTACCCCATATTTTTCCAGCCATAAAATCCAATCTGTGCTATCTCCATTTCCAACTATTAAATATGTAGTTGGAAAATTGTTTTTTATATATTCTATAATCGGCAATATAATGTCATTATAAGAAAACGCAACATCTATACAAATACTGTCAATTCTATATCCCGACTCCTTTAACCATTTCAATAAATCCATATCTTGTTCTTTAATACCAATTGATATTGATACGAAATATAGGTTAGACTCGTTTGCCCATTTTACATAGTCTTTTATGTGTTGATAATCCCCTATTCTATGCCATATATGAAACCATTTATTATCATCAAATTTTTTAACAATATCATGATTTAATACCGAAATCATGTTGGATATGTATACCGGTGCGGCAACTTTTTTGTTGGCGATAGTAGTGGAAATGTCACACTCACTTCGGGAAGATACTATACATTTACCATGTTTCAGTATAATATTTTTATAATTTAACGCTTGTGGTTTATTTAAAATTGTAGCCATAGTGCCACCATTATATCCTAAACATCAAAGAAGTAAACTTATTTTAAAATCATGAACCGATAATCTTCCATTGCCAATGTATTTGAATAAAATTTATCAATATCGTCCATCCCAATAGAAGTTGGTGTCCAAGTTCCAATATCAACCGCAAATAATTTATAGCCAGAATCTTTGGCTTGTTGTAATAGTTTTTTCCAATATTTTTCACCATATGGTGAATGTTTGCCATCGGAAATTATCCCGTTATATCTCTTTAAATAATAATTAAACAATATCTCTCGGCATAGCCCGCCCGACTTCATATCCTGCCAGACAGTATCTTCGAACATTATATTTTTATCAACTTTAAATTTAAAATATGCCCATGCTATTTCCCCATTGACAAATATATTATTTATTTTATCACTATCAATTAATTCATATATATCATAATTTTTGAAGGCATCGACCAATTTCCCATTTTCCTTATAATAAGCAACTATTCCATGGTTATAATCGCTACTTTCCAATTTATTATTTTCCCATTTTGGAATCCTTATTGGCATTTCCATTAAATTTTTGATTTCTTCCTGAATTTGTATATGTGATTTTATAGGAGAAGAGCATCTGAATTCTTCCATCAATTTAAAGGAATTGCCATCAGTATTTTCAAATAGTTTCATGTTGAATTATAAACTATCTATCGAAGAAGTAAACTTATTTTATTATGCCCACGATTTAAACGTTATATTTACACTGAAATGAAATGGAGTTCCGCATTTAAGACATTTCGTTTCATGGTCTCCCAACATAGGGTCTCCATATTCGGTGTTCCAATCCCCAACAGCAAATGAAGTTTTACACTTAGGACATTCAATATCGCCGCCATCATACGTCAATCTAAATCGGTGTTCGGGATGCCCTAGTTCGTTAATCGCTTTAAACATATTTCCACCAGTATTTTCAAATAATTTCATAGTAAACTTATTTTATTTCATACAATCCGGGCAATTTGTTTTATCCCCATACGTTGGAGTGTATGAAGATTTACAATTTTTACAGACACATTCTTCCAAATTTCCCATATTGCTCATTTCAGAATTTGTTTTAGTATATTGACTAGGAGCATCTTCTGGTTCTCTTGGAATATTAGCTCCACCATCACGGGGGCGGACATCGGTAATATCAGACTCTTGAAGGTTAAACATTTTTCTAAAATGATTATATCCATATACCATATCACCACGGAAAGCATAAACGGCAATATCAACTTTTCCGGATGGATATTTAGCATTTACATATTCAAATTTTTCTTGTCCATTACCAGTTTTTAAAGTGAATGGTTCTTCGCCCTGTCGTTGTGAAACATATTCGACATAATCAACATCTTCATCTTCTGATGGCATACCCATAGCCTTACGAACAAATGGATTTTTTTCTTGTTTGGCAAATCGCTCTAAATCATTGGTTGATAGATTTTCATCCATTCCAGCACCACCCTCATCTTCAATCATTTCCTTGGCGGTATCTTTAGCAACATCATATGCGCCTTGATAATCTCTAGATTGCAATCGGGCTTCAATCATATCAAGACCATTGGCAAATGTAGTAGTATCGGCTAAATCATCAGAAGTCAATCCTAATTTATTTCGTAATACGGAATCAATCATTCTTTTTGCAGCATCTCGACTATCCATTGTAGTTGCCCACTTTTCAACTGTAGCAAGTCCTTTAGGAGATAAAATTCCAGTTTTCTTTTTCTCTCCATTCTCTTCCATCTTACACATTTTCGAATTCTGGGCAGAATAAAATTCGGCATTAGACTCCCCCGGAAGCATTGGAGTATTAACGCCCATTGATTGTGGGTCAAATCCTTCATGCATTCCGAGTGGTCTTCCCATTTTTAAATTTATTTGTCGTGCTTTATATGCTTGATTCCAAGTCGCCATTGCAGAGTAGCGAGCAGTTATCGGAACTAATTGTCCAACTTTATATGTAAACCCATAGTTTGTAAGTGGCTCCCCTATATATCGTCCATTAGTATCTAAATTATCAGCCTCCCATTTTGTAATATCAGTTTGAAATTTAGATTTTTCATCGGGAGTATCCCGCTGAACTTCATCAATATTATTTTGAGGTTCGTCACTTCTAACTCTCATTTCAGGAGCATGGGAATGTTCTCCGGTATCTGGATTTTTATTTTTAAATAAGTCCGGCGGAGGACCATCTCCCAGTGCATCGGCCTCTGTTCTTTGAGGCTCTAGTCCAGAGTCTCCCCCATATTGACTAACCAAGGCATCATAAAACATTCTAGCCATTTCATCCCCCTCACTTTCAATTCCATTAGAAAGTCTTCCCGGACTAAATGGAGATGTGCTTAATACAGAATATAAATTACTTGACTGTCCTCCATGATAATCACTTGCAAACCAATAAATAGCAACTTCGGCTTCATCTTGCCAACCATCATCTCCCCCCGATTGTGTTTGAAGAAACTGCATCATTTCCTCTTTAGTAGGGTCTTGAATTTTTGATGGTTTATAATCTGGGTCTCGTTCTCCCAAATCATTGCCGTCATAATGCATATCATCTTCCTCACCATATTGAGATTCTAGTATAACTTCATTGACACATTGTTTGATTAACGATTTTAAATTCATAATATAAATATAAATATCAAGAAATAATCAATTCATACTTAATATTTCCACAATCCCATATCCTATCCCACTTATTATTTTTCATATTCTCCCATTCCGATAATGATGGGTCGAATATTGGTAATGTGGCAGATAATTGGTCTTTTCTAAAGTTAAATCTATGATATCTCTTATAATTTTTTCGTTTTCCAAAATACCAATAATTTGGGACTGTATTGGACACTAATTTAAATCCTAATTTGGAATATATGTTCTTACTAGTTGATGTCCAGCGTCTATCGGCATATGATGTTATTTTTAATGGATTATATGTTTGTATAAAATGAGACATTAACTTACCTCCGATACCGGATATAATATAAGATGTGTCGATACAAAATCTATATAATTCATATTCTCTATCTTTAGATATTTGGCCAAGACACTTTCGTAATTTTCCAAATGTAGATACTGCAACTAATATATCGTTATAATATGCTCCAAGTCGAATACATGAAGTTTTTTCGGCTCCTTGAATGTGGTGTTTATTTACGAAATCAACATAAGAATTATCGGATATTTCTTTTATTATACATTTTCTAGCATGAATTCTGGCAGATACGTTGCTTCCAAGTATATGTTTTAATTTGGATTTTACTAATTCTTTATTATTAACCCATTCATCTTCAAATATATGAATTAATCTAATATTTTTTACTTCGCATTTATTGGTCTTAGTAATGTGATATGTCTTAGTCTTACCACCACCGATTTCCCCATGCCAAAATAAACCATCACATTCAATCGCAATATTTTTTGACGGAATATATAAGTCTAATTCCAATCCGCCAAGGATTTTTTTGTCATTCTCTATTATATCAGATGGAGATATAAACGTTTTTATAAAGTCCCCAACTTCTTTTTCAAATATAGAACTTCCTTTATAACATTCAGTGCATCTTGGCAAATCCCCATCTTCCAAACAATCTTCAAATATGGTATTACAGACATTACATTTGAAGTTATATTTTTTAAACAGACCGGAGGTTATATATTCTTCTTCGGTAAATAGCGGAGTTGCTAGTAATTTTAATCTATCTCCAGTAAACAAACTATTATAAAATATCTTACGACGGGTTGTTACTCTTTTATCTGCAATTGATTTAATTTGTTGAACGTTTTTTACGCCATATCTATCAAATACTATATCTTCTATAAATTTTCTATTTTGAACAATCCAATCAACTCCATGGTTTTTTCTACATGTTTCTTTTTTCTTATTAGAAATTCCATCTGCCTTAGATATATTATCAACCCCATATTTATCCAATAATGTAGATTTACCAGCTTGCTTCACATATTCAGACTGTAGCCCGTATTCTGTTCCATATTTTTTTAAGTTTGTAGATTTTATTTTTGATATTGTAGTTGGATTTTTTTGAGCACACCGATTGCAGCAGGTATTTAAATATCCAATCGACAAACATATAAATGAAGTGTTATTGTTACATTCAGGGTTTAAACATTTTGGCATTTCATATTTTTTATTTATAATATGCCAAATCCTCTGTCCCAAAGTTACACTCTCATCCATTAGAAAGTTGGTCTTCATCACAATTTCATCATATCTGGACGTATACCGGTTATTATGAAACCACTCCAATCTACACCGTTTGGAGATTAATTTATTATTACTGTATAAGTTATTTAGTATCCATTCTTTTATTTGCATATATAGCTTTTGTCTTTGTTATATAATTATATAAGAAAACAAAAAGAATACAACTTATTTTAAATTATTTTTGGTGTCGGATTAATTAAGTTCGGAAAGAATGTTATGGATTAGTTCGTCAGTTCTCATCCATTGATTGGTCAACGGGTTTCTTATGACACCTTCATTAATAGGAGTTATTGGACTCATAAATGCTCCTTGAGTTGAAGGATTGCTAACATAATCAAATGCTATTAATTCAAAATCATCATTGACCATTACAGTTGATTCTGAAATTTTCTTAACAGAGCCAGTCCCTCGGCTAGAGATACCAACTTTAATGCCACATTTGAATAACTCTCTTAAAATATTCCCGCTAGGAGTAGTCAAAATTTCAGCTACCCCAATCAAATCATCACCATTCCATTTTAATTCAACGATATTATGAGATACGTTTTTAAGGTTTACAATTTCAGAGTCTGGATGGTCTAATTCTCCCAATGCCCTACGGTCTTTAATAAACGTAGTCATATATTTTTCAACACTTCTTTCCAATACTCCATCAGGATAGATACGTCCATTTTGGTTCTTTTGACCTTTTCTCTGGATAATTCCCTGCACTCTAAACGGTTTGTTTGGGTTCGTGAGAGACTCTGTAAGCATGGTAGTATCAGCCTCAAATGTAATACATTCCATTAACAATTTTTTATCATTCATATTCATATTAATAAATATATCTTATTTTCGGTATATCTTCTTTATTTTAATAATATACTCTCCCTTTGCCTTGTCCAATTCTAAGTCTATTATTTTTAATGAGGATTTTGCCCTATTAAGTATAAAATTCTCAAGTGATTGTTGTTCGAGCTTATACTTTAAATCCGAAGTTGGAATATGTATCTCAAATACGGAGACTATAACGCCCGACTCCTTGGTGTCAGTCCATCCGATTTTCTTTACAAAGTCTAATAATTGAGTCTTGGGTTTTTTTAACAATGAAGGAACCCACGTGGCAATATCCTCAACTATAGAGTCAATTGGGTATGCGGCATACTGTTTATCCTCATCTTTACCGGCTTCCTTTATTGGAGCAGTAGCGACTGGAGGGTGTGTGATTGGTTGTTGATGAGGTTGTTCTTTACCCGCAACCTGTGCCGGATTTACCCCTTTTTGTGGAGATGGTTGTCCCGTCGCCGGTCCTATAATTCGTATCTGAGATTTTGGGTCTAAGAAATACTCTTTCGGCTTGGCGGTATGCATATCATGGGCAACCACCACATAATTATCATAATAGTCATCGATTGTAACCTTATTAACATCAAATTCATAGTCCTTGACATATTGCTTATATCCACGAGATGCTTTTGCCATTACTCGTTTACCATTCAACTTCTCACCAATGGTCGTTTGAAATTTTTGTTTTAATTGTTCGATTGAACTTTCCATGGAATTGTTAAATCCCGAAAAATCTTGGTTCAAATTATAATATTGTCCTTCATTCCCAAATTGTTCAATTAATCTTTTAAGATTTATATGTTTAATTTCGTTCAAATTCCCACGGGGTGGACGAGTAGCAAATGGAGCGACTGAACTCTTAGATGCATAGTTAGGGTCAAATTCGTCATCGTCTCCAATGGCTAATCTATGAGTTTTAGATATATAATCAATAATTTTAGCATCTAACTCTTGGTCTACTTGGATTGGAACTGGATTAAGTTTTCTATTTCCATTCTCATCTTGAAAATCATTTAGATTATATACATTGTGATATTGTATATCATTCCCAACCATATCCCATCTATCAACAATAAATTCTCTACCATCAGGCAAATAAATTTCTTCTTGCTTCCCATATGGAGAGTCGTCTATATCATGAAATTCTTTAATGTGTGATTTATAATCCATATCATTCCAACATGGCGTCAGGATGTCTTTCAAAATCTTTATGCCCTTGAGGAGTTAATTCGTATCCGAGTGCCTCTGAACCGGCAAGTGCCTTTGAACTACCACCATCTCGCCTTGAAAATGCAGATGGAATGTTATATGACCCCGCACCACTAGAGTCAGACATTTCTTCCAATGTATTATTCCCAAATATTTCTTTATTTCCAATTAATAAGTTTAATCTCCCGGGAGTTGTAGTTATACTTAAAATTGCAGGTTCTCCTTTTAGTAAACCTACGGAGCAACACCATCTATCTCCACGAGTCTTATAATTAAATATTCCTCGGTCATCTTTACCCATCGACTGCATAATATCCCAATGGTAATTGGCAATTTTATCGGCTACTTGCTGGCCGATTCCACCTTCCAATTTTACTTGCCCCCTGTCGACGAATGTTCCCCGCATTACGAGATTGTCATTTTCCATTACTCGTCTGTTAATTGGCAACTTACCATTAACCGGAGCGACTGCTGATGCGGTAGATTCCTCGTCGACAGGAACCGCTAATTTATTGCCATCTTGGTCAGTTGAGTCCCGTGGGTCGGTTCTTTTATAATTTGTATATGCTGGGTCTTTTATATTTCGGTTATAGTCAGTTTCTACTCTTTGCATCATATCGCTCCAACTCTCCTCTTTACCTTCACGAATTTCGTGCAATAAAGTTTTAGTTATAGCAGTAACTAATTCTTCTAATTGAGATTTCTTTATAGTTGAATTCATTTTATGAGCGTTTTATTTTCAGAATGAGAATTTATTTCTTTCAATAATTCATAGGATAACATCAATACGGTAACATGATTGTCCTTCACTACCTTATCCGGATTAATTTTGTCAAGTTGGTTAACAACCTCTTTAATCTTAATCTTAATCACGTCCGAACTTGAAATATTATTAATCGCCTCTGTCAATTTAGTTTTAATTTTTGATATGTGGTCTCGCACAAATACATCGAATTTATTGGTGTTTGATACGTTGCAGATATATTCTTTTAAAATTACTTTCTGCTCATCATCCAATACACTGGCATATTTTTCGTTTAACTTTTCGGCCAATAACTTATATGTCAATAATCTAATGTCTTCGGTCTGTGATTTATAATATGTTAGGGATTGGTCATCCTCTTTTATGAGGTTTGGTTTGTCCGTTAGATGTTCGACGATGACGGTCTTTGCCTGATAAATTTCGTCAATTTCAAATTTTAAATCTGAAGAAGTAGTATTCTCAAATAACTTATATATAGAGGCCAACATCCGATAATTCTTAACCGGTGTTTTTAACATCTGGTCTAGGGGATATGCGTTTTTAATTTCTTTAATTAATTCGTATTTTTCCACCGCCAAAGAATTGTTGTTTAATTTTTTGCGAATATCCAAAATTGTCGAGTAGTATCTATCAGCGGATTGTTCGGTTTTAATCTTTTCATTTAACAGCTTATTATATAATTGCCATTCTTTACCCATTTCGGTGTCTTTATTGAAGAATTTATGGAGAATGACGGATGCTTTCGATGAATTTTTACCGGCAATGATGTCTGCCGTCACTTGTTTAGTTAATAACTCAAATAAAATACCGGTATTTTTAAATTTAGAGTGGCGCATTCTCTTCTGAGTATTGGTAATTTTGTTCATGATATCAATGATTAAATATAAATATAGTAGTTTGTAAGTAAAATATAATATATTATTACTCTTTTATGTTTTTTTCATCCATTAATGATGAGGTTGTGGTGTTTTCGACTATTAAATTTTCCGCTGTATTTATCTTATTATCAACGAAGAATTCTCCTAGCATGGTAATGAGGTCATTCTTATTTTTTTTATTGGATAAATCAGGCTTCAATTGACCTTTTATTTCTTCAAGTGAAAATGGAGAGTCATTCTCAAAATTATGATACAATACACTCTTTCGCTTGCCTTCACTATTATTTCTAGGCTTCCTACTCAATTCATTGTGTCCGAGCGGGTCCTCGCCAAATGGATGGTCTCCGGCGTCGTGTTCTCCTGATTGGTCTCTTTCTTCTTTTACTATATCCTCTGGTTTACCATCGACAGGTTCCTCTGGTATCCCCTTCTTATTAACTTCACCTTCTGGCGTCTCCTCCCCATCCGGTTCCGCTTCGGTATCTCCGCCAAGACCTCCTAAGTCTCCCAAGCCACCACCGCCACCGCCTCCATGACCTCCCTTATCGCCATGTTCACCACCAGCACCACCAGCACCACCAATTTTCTTAAACGGCTTCGCTGGGTCATCTCCTTCAGTTTCGATAGACTCCAGCCTATATTTCTGCTTGGAATCTTCAACTAATCCCTTCATTACTTTTTCAGTATCATCATCAGACATTTTGAACACATTTTTGTATATCCATTCACGGGGAAATACTTTGTTATCCATCATGTTAGATGCCAAATCAGTTTTATCCGCCCATATCTCAATTTTTTCTTTCTCGAATATAGTGCTTGAATTAGTTAGTTCAAGTTTAAAATCTATTAAACTTTCGTCTCGATATCCCTGAGCATATAAATGTATAATACCAACGTTTTCAAGCTCGCTTGCGATTATCTTCTGAATTCGTTGAATAGTTCTAGCAAACCTCAAATCTTCCTGACTTAATGTTGCCTTCCCGCCGGCAGCCTCGTCAAAACTCAAAAATGCCTTTGGAATTTTGAGTGCCGCAAACATTTTATTCTTGACATAGTCAACGTCGTCAATTCCCGTCCACTCCATTCCCGACAAAGTATCAATTTTAGTTCCGGAGTCGCCACCACGAACTGGGATATAATAATCATCTAGCATGTTTTGAAGATTATATCTTAAGTTATATTCACCCGTGCGTTCGTCCATGTATGGAACCTTTTTCATCTTATCCATCAGCTTCTGCATGTAATTATCAACTTCAGCCGGTGGGATATTTCCGATGTCGGTATAAAAAATACGACGCTCTGGAGCACGGACGACACGATGGATTAACATAGCGTCTTCCAATAGCGACAATTGTTTCCATACTCGTCTAGCACCCTCAATTACTCCCTTACCATACGGCAAAAAATTACTGTCACTCAACAACCTAAAATGCGACATCTGATATCTTTCGAGGACTTCGGCTTGGGATGTATCAGTTGGTCGAATTTGGAACTTCACATACTTCTTATTATATGGGTCTGAATTTTCAATTCGTTCAACGTTATATGCCGATATTGGCTCAACCATGTATACCCCATATTCTGGATTGGTATAAATCTTTAGATAGAAATCTCCATATTTGCACATGTTTCTAGTCCATGACCACAAATTAAAATCAACGTGTAATATTTCTTCATATAAGTTGGTTAATATTTCTTTTATATTATTGTTTTCGCAATGAACAGTTACAATCTTACCCATTTCATTCATAGTCACCGTTTCATCGGCGTAAATATCAAGCGCACTTGATAGGATTGGGTCCATATCCATCGTATTACTCACGAAGCAACTATCAGTTGCAAAATTGTGATATTTGTCGACTGTAACATCATATACGTCAATCATCCCCACAGATTCTATCGATACTATTTTATGATTTAACGTTGATGTAATTTCTTCTTTAAAAGTGTTCCGTGTATAGTTATTATATTTTAATCTAGATTGAATAGTTGAATAATCACATCCAATACTGTCAACTAATTTCCAAATATAAAGTTCTCCGTTCTCTTTATAATATTCGGTAGCTTTAATTTTTAATACGTCAATTGTTAAATCAGTTCTAAAATTTGGATTTTTATCAACTGTTTGGTCTCTATCTTTATATGCTTCTTTTAAGGAATTTGACCTAAGAATATTTGACTCATTAGAATGTATTTTACCATAAAATGGGTTGTTTTCTCCCAATCTTTCCCCGTTCCAATGATGAATCTTTCGATTTATATAATTTGGATTTTCCTTTAATTTTTTAAGTTGGATATCGTAATTCTCGCTGCCCCACAATACTTCTTTGTTATGCTTAGAATGAAACGCTTTATGTTCTTTCCAGTCCATTATTTCTAAATTTTCAGGAGAATTGTCGGCTCCATTAAAATTTTTATGATGAACAACTTCATTTTTTTCTAATTTTCTATTAAACTGTTCAGCCACAATCTTATGCTCCGATTGCCACCCTTTACTGAAGTTATATAGTCGGCGATATCGTTTAAATCCATGATTTTTATATCCATATTCAAATTGATAGAATGGCATGACCGATTCTCCAACTTTTAATTCCTTGACTAACTTATATTCTCCATTTCTCATCATAAATGGATGACGTTCACTACCAATAACAAACTGTCCATTGTCAAATGTAACCTTCCACCCCTCACGAGGACCCTTTAATCTAGGATGAAATGCTTTCCCAATCTTTATTGATTTAGAAACGTGGTCATACGAGAATACGTTAAATCTCTCTTGGGGCTTATCTTTATATTTTTCCGTTAATTCTTTAATTGTTGGTTTAGACCCATCAGGTAATGGAATTATAGTATCGGGACCTACACAATCATAATCACGAAACAAATCCATTCTTGCCGCTTGATATGATAATGTAAAGTCACGGGTATATGCATTATATGCCGTGGAACGAATTCTATTAAATCTATCTCGTAAAGAATTCCTATCCGTTGCCATTTGAGAATGGTCGGTATCCTTAACTAATAACTTTTTCCCACCGACATTACGAACAATCGTATCTGATGAAAATAACGTCTTTAATCTTGCATATAATGACTGTTTCTTAATATCAAGAATATCATCGCTCATCTGTTGGTTTGTATTTAATGCCATATTATAATAAATATATTGTTTTTGTTGATTAATTGCTATTTCTTTTAACCTAAGAGCCACCGCAATGATTCCATATTAGTTCCGTCTAACGGTCGATTTGGCAATTTTCCAGTTGACATTTCCCACGACTGTTGGGCAGTATTTCTTGCTTGTGCTTTAAATACGGGAGTAGTATCCAGCTTGGTTTTATTTATATGTGATAATGACGCTTTTGTTAAATCAATTCCTTGTTGTCTTAATTTGAGTGCGGTATCACGTATCCAAAGTCCAATACATAAACTTATAATTAAATCGTCATTATACCCTTGCATGGCTTGTGGCTTAAAATTTTTCCAAATAAACGTTTCCATTTCAGCCAACGTTCTACTAGACCGTATCTTTAATTCTCGTTCATTCATATATTTGATAAAATTATCAATAATAATTGGACGAGTTTTCATGGTAGTTGAAAATCCGGGAGTTGCCTTTTTTTCCTCCGAATAAAAATTATTGGATACTTGAGTTTCGGGGTCTACGTATTTTAAATCCTTCGTCATATAAAACAAGTTCGGATAATCTCTATCTATTACTTGTTGAATAACTGCCCAGCCTGTATTTTCTCGTTCAATTACCAATAATGCGTTATTGTAATAATTTCCCAACGAACATAACAAATTTCCATATTCTTTAGTTGATATTTGACCCTTATATTCAGCACATTGTTCCAATGTAACAGCATCTAAGACATGACATGCCTGATAATCTCCACCGTCCCCACGGCTTGTATCTGCTGATATTATATATGTATTATTATAGTCTGGATATTGCCAAATCCAAAGTGCTCTATCCAATTCACGACACTCAACTGGTTCTGTCTTATATGTTTCTTTATAAAAATCAATAGTTTCTAAATTAATCACATTATTTCCAGAAGCCAAGAAATCCGTGTCACACTCCTGTCCGGCTAATGCTGCTCCCAATTCTTTAGTTTGAGCGTCTCTCCATGTTTGAGTTCTTTCCGGATGCAAGTCCCACTTTAATCGGATTGAATTAAAACTATTGGTCTTATTTTCGGCGTCAACCCACATTTTATGAAACCAATTACCAATTCCATTTGGAGTCGATAATAATACCGCATTACCACCCGTTGACAACGTGCTCCATGAAGATGCCCAAATATCAGAAATTCCATCGATAAATCCCGCCTCATCTATTATCAATAAATATACTGCCATAGAACGTCCAGCATCGCCACTTGATGATACGGCTCGGATGTTTGACCCATTTTTGAATTTTAAAGATAGTTTATTGTCTTCTTCACATTGTATTTTCAACCATGATGGCAAGTGGTCATTAGCAAATCTTACTTTAGATATTAATTCTTTAGATGTTGCCTCTTTGATTGAAATGATAAGAATATTTTTATCACTATTAAATATCATTATCCATAATGCATATGCCGCCACCAACGTTGAAATCCCCATCTGTCTTGATTTTAAAATAATATTAAATTTATTATCCGCTAATTGTTGTAAAGTATCTTCCTGAAATGGGAATAAGTTAAAATTTATCGTCCCTTTTAATTGATGTTGAATTTTAATATACTTCTTCATGAAATATATGGGAGATGCGGCACATTTCTTGTATTCTGATATTAAAAGTTCCTTCTGGGTCAATTGTTTTTTAGGTTCTGGTATCATATATTAATAAAATTTTATTTTGAATGGTAAATAGTTGTTTTCTTTGCTATATTTAATAGCAGCATTTGCCTTAGCTTTTGCGGTTCCATTTTTTAGCTCTTCATACCACCATTTATGTTTACTCTTAACTTCAACCAACCTCCAACCGGCAAGTTCTTTAATTTTAAAATCACAGAAATATCTTCTATTTTTTCCATTAAAATAAAAATGTATTTTATCTCCCTGTTCGATATTAATATTTTTCAACTCACATTCCTCAATAAACTTTAATTCTGGCTTGGTTTGGTAATGTAATTTAGTTCCAAATTTTGTAGTATATTGTTTATATTTATATCTTCCTTTATACATTGCCGATTTTCTAAATGTATCAGACTGAAATTTATATTCTACCCCGTAATGTTCCATATTATACTTCTTTATTTTTTCTTGGATTGTTGAAGAATTTAAGTGATGTTTACATCCATAAGTTTCGAGCGCAAATTCAGTCATTTGTTGTTTGAAATTTGGAGTTTTTGAATAGTTGTCAACTCCATATTTTTCAAGGATAGTATTTGTAGTTTTATTTCGTATTACCTTAGACTTTTGGGGATTGTCAACACCATATCTTTTTAATGATGTAATTTTAGATTTTGATTTGTTATTTTCGCTTTGGAAACCATATTCCGTTCCATATTTTTCTATATTTGTATTCTTTATTTTATCTTGACATTCCTTAGATTTCACAGTGTTAGAAATCTTGGCTATAAATTCTGGGTCATTATTAGCACACGTATTTGAGCAGTATTTACAATATCCAACTGTAAACGATTTAAATCTAGTTGACTTATTGCAAATCTTACACACTCCTTCACCATCTTTCTTATAAAATTTATCATAATACTTGTCGGATGATATGTGATGAGCGTGAAACGCATGTTTCGTCTCACTTTTACATTCACTTCCACATATCTTACAATTATTACTCATATTACATTCAATTTAAATTCTTTACACTTCTCTACATATAACTTTTTACTTTCTTGTTTCATTTTTGATGCTTGGGTTATTAATTTCTTAATTTTTTTCAAATCCACTTTAGCATCTTCAAGAATTAGGTCTCGATTAGTATTGACCCACACGGCATCATTTCCTATACCATTTTCGCATGGCAAAGTAACATCGCCCGCAGTTTTTGGATTTTCTATGAAAAATTTAATTAAATCTTTTACCTTTTCTTTTTTATCTTTTAAGTCTCCCAGTGCATATGATGATAATTTATATTTTTCATAGACATCATACGCCCCCACAATTCTTAGATTGGTTTCATAATTGATTAAACAATTTTCACATAGTCCGGTTCGGTTGTAAAAATATTCGTCTTTTTTACTTCCCCATGCAATATTCTGTCCACATTTACAAATTCGCTTTAAACATTCCCGTATTACATCACCTTGAGATTTGGTAAGTTTAATAATTTTTCCATTTTCTTTTTTATACTTGATACCTTGCAATTCAAATTCTTCTCCGTCTTGCCTATACTTCTCTTTTTCTGTAATATGGTTGGATACTCTAATATCGGTCTTTTGTCCCGACATCCATAATTTTATAGTATCTAGATTCGAATGATTTTTATTTAATTTTATAGCCATAATTATTTATTTTTTATTTTCTTCCAATCTTTAAGATTTTCCGCTTTCCATAGAAGGTATGATTTTTTTAGATGATAGTAACAATCCTCCGGCACAAGTATAGAAAAATATTTCCAACCATTCTTTTCTTTGGTTTTTCTATATTCCGATTGATATTCTTTATTGTCCATCATATATAAGTATTGATAACTTTAGTGAAAAATCATAAAATATCACTAAATAATTATTTATAGGTGGGGAATAAATAATATTATTATATTTATATACATCATGATTAGTCTCAAGAAATTATTAGACGAAGGTATAAGATATGTTGGTAGTTCCAACATGTTATATTTTGATTTTTTCGATGATGCCGGATTTTATACTAGTAATATAGTAAATTTAAAATATAATAATAGAAATTTAAAGTTATACAATATTAAAGGAATAAAAATATTTTATGGATATTATTTTAATAGAAATTTTAAGCCAAAAACTCCAAAATTCGGAAAAGAACGAAATGATACTCAAAGTATAAATGATGCAAAGTTATTCTTTTCTTTGAGAATGAGTGTAAGTTGTTGATAGTCAATGAAATTTAACCATGTTGAACTTGCGAAAATCCATCAACTTTTTTAATATCTAACGAACAATCAACCAAATCCTTTATTTCGTTTTGGTGGCTGATTATGAATGTGGAAGAAAACTTCTGCTTAATTATAGAAAATAATACGCTCATAGAAGATAATCCATCAATATCTAAGACCCCAAAACCTTCGTCAATGCCATAAAAATTTTCACATTTTATAAGATTAGAGGTCATAATTAATCCAATTCTAATTGCAAATTCCATTTCAAATCGTTCGGCTCCTGAACATAATTCAATGACATGTTTCCCCGTATCACTGCAAATATATGGTATTATATCATTATCATCATCTTCCAATTTTAGAGTGAAATCTGAAATCTGAGTTAATATATCATTAACTTCTCGCTCTATTGTAGGAATGGCATTACATATTATTTTATATGGAATTCCATCACGCCCGACGGCTTCGATATATTTCTCATAACCATCCAATTCCGTCTCTTTATTTTTAATAACCTCGATTACAGATTTCAGATTTACTATGTTATTTTTAAACACTTGAATTTTACCATATAATTCAGTTAACCGAGTATTAAATTTCTGAATGGTAACATCCAATGAAGACGCTTCTATTTTATGCGACGACAATATTAAGTTTACCGAATTATTGTTTTCAACCGAGGTTAAATTTCGAGTATAAATGGCAATATTATTATTTGTATTCGCTAGTATATCTTTATTTTTTGATATGTTGTTACTCTTATCAAGTATGAAGGTTGATGTTAGTTGTTGTATGTCTTTTAATTCTCCTCGTTTATTTAATAATCTAGTATAAAGACCATATTTAGAGTCCACCCATTTGACGGTCTCAAATTCCGCCTCCAATGCCTCCAAATTCTCAACCAAGTCTCTGGCCAAAATTCTATCCTGTTTTAGTTGTTCTTGGCAGGACGATGCATCTCTCACAAATTCATTGTCAATACAAAACTTACAGTTGGGGTCGTATTTATGTGCCTTTAATTTGGCAACCTTGTCCAATTTTCCCTTAATTTCTATCTTCTTAATATCCATTTTCTTCTTCGCCGACGAAATTTTATCCAGTAGTAACTTATATTTTGTATGATTTTCGATTAGGTTTAGGTCTTCTATTCTTTTAAGTCTACGTTCAACCATCTCGATATATCGAGCATATCGCTTAACTTTAATATTTGATGTGGATACATTCTTTTCTTCAATATTCAATGCGGCCTCAACCCGTTCCTTGGATAGTTTTAGATGTTCTATATTAGTTGGAATATTAGAGTCTAGTTTAATTAGTTTTAATGTCTCCGCTTGTATTTTTTGGTTTACATCGGCCAGTGTTATCTTGGTCTTATCAAGTTCACCCGACAATTCCAAATGTAGGGCTACGGCATGGTTTAATGCGTTTTCCATCTGGACTAATTCCAATTGATATTCTTTCCCTCTGTGAATTTTTAACTCGGAATTAATTTCTTTTTTCTTTTCATTCGCAATATTACATAGTTTATCAAAAACATCAATTCCCATAAATTTAACGAGTATATCTTTACGGTCACTTTTACCCATGTCAATAAACGATAAATTATGTTTTCCAAATTGGAAATATGCCGATGTCAGTATGAAATCATCAAACGTCCCAACATACCCACGTATTATTTCATTGGTGTCGCTGCGTTCCGTTCCATGTAGACTTATCTCTTCCCCATTTTCCAATTTCCAAAATCGAACATCCACTTTTACGGTCCCAGTCCGTCCGGCGGTTCCTTTTCGTTCTATGAAATAATGAACTCCGTCAATTTCAAATTCCAACTTACATTTAAATGATGATTTTTGCTCGTTGATTATATCTTCCCCTTTTGATGCCATCGAACACTTATCAAACAAGCAAAATAATATACATGAGAATATAGATGATTTTCCAGTTCTATTCTTTCCAAATATCCCATACAATCCATTGACGTTTGTAAAATCTATCCAGTTATCTTCGCCATAACTAAACATGTTCTCCCATTCCATCTTAATTAATTTATATCTCGACGTTCTAGATTGGTCTGAGAGTCCCAATTCTTTATTTATGATTTGATTGATATATAAGACCTTATCCAGTCTATCAACCGATATATCAGGCGTTATTTCTAATAAATGTTTTCGAATCAATTCCGATTGATATCCCACATTAAATATATTTTTTAAATTTATATCTGATACGACCTTATTTGTCGTAGCCACATCAGCCGTCTCTCGGATGAAAGAACTCTCTATTATAGTATGAGTCTCTTTTAACTTTGAAATTATATGTTTTACTTCGGATGGAATTGTTTCTTTACATATAACTCTCAACCTTACATTTTTTGGCATGTGTGATATATCAGTGACCAAATTTCCATGGTCAATTCCAATCGTATAAAATCCAAAATCATTTTTTAAATTATGATGGGTATACGACATGTCGGATAAATCCCATAGAGAATAACCCTTGTCCGACGACTCACCGTGATTTTGCTGTAAAAAACTTCCACAATACCGAACTATTGGCTTATCGTATTGATAATCATATTCTTGTAAATTTTGGGCTAAATGAATATCACTGAGCATAAAAATATGGTGGTTATCAAATAGTGGCAGCATTATTTTAGGATTTTCTAGAGTGTGGCCAGTATCCGACATTGACTGGTCAACTGCTCCGTGGAATAGTCCTATAATTCTCTCATATTTATTTCTATATACTGATGGTATATCTTTCCCCAAAATATACTTCTCAGGCTCATCGAATACTGACATATGATTAAACAATATGTTAGCATATCCATATAGCCCCGATTCTTTCAAGTAATAAATATTATTTCTATTTAATAATTCTATTACAGGAGTAACAGCATCCATTCTAGTTTTGGAAGCTACATTTCCATCGTGATTGCCGGGAATAATAATCGTAGGAAATAAATCGGAGCATCCAACAAATAAATCTTTTACTAATTGCAAACCTTCCGGCTCCATTGATGTTTTTTGATGGAAAGTATCGCCACAATTAACGATAATAGTTTCATCTTTAGGTAGATGCTTAATACTGTCAAAGAAATTATTAAATACAATTTTAAATTCGTCTATTCGTGAATTATTCCTACAATGTATGTCCCCCATATGGATTACATACTTAATGTTAGTTTGATTTGTTTTTAATATATTCATTTATTTTTTGTATTGTCAATTGTTCGTCAAATTCACGTTCTTTAATTCGTATAAACCCACACTGTAAATGGTTTATAATATCGGATTGTCTATTTATATCTTTATCTCTAAGAATTTTATTATTTATATAATGTTTAGGCTCATCCCACTCTATTACCAAATTTAATGTCGGCTCAAAATAATCACCAAAACATTCAAATGAAACCGATATCAATAACCAACATAATACAAATTTAGTAATCATAATTTGCTTAATTTATACTGTATTAGAGTCTTCCACTCAAATGGAAATGAATTTCTGATTAATTCGTGAACTTTCTTAAATCCTAATTTGGAAGGGTCTTTACCTTGTAATTTTACAAGATGTATGTCGACCCCATACTTCATCAGTAACTCACAATTTTTAATTGCGTCGGTCTCGGCATCGTCATCCAATATCATATTAACTCGCTTCACTCCGTTCGTTATTATCTTTTCTTGTAATTTTTTAGATGGATATTTTCCGAATAAAGGAATGGCATTGTTTCTAATTGCAAAAGCATCAAAAACTCCCTCACATAAATTAACATCGCAATTGTAATTTAATAAGTTTTCAAACCCAACGATATCCATATCACAATCTGGCTTTCGATAACGATATGGAGAGTCGTCGTCATAATACTTTCGACCAATGAAGAAATTCAGTTTATTGTCACTATCATATGATGGAACTATGATGTGTTGAGTAAATTTCCCATCCGAACAATATCCTATATTATACCTCAATATATCATCATGTTCCACACCCCGTCTTTTTAAATATGAAATTGCATTCCTATATTCCGTATCGGCTGAAGTAGTTGATAGCGAGATAAATTCATCGGGCAATTGAAGATTGGAATGGGTTGGTTTTCGAGCATATGCTCTTACTTTTTTAATTTCTCCCGAAAGTTCGAACATTCGGTCTCGTAAATGTTTTGGAGCATTTAATTTTTTTAACAACGAACCAAAAAATCGAGTTTTAAAATTACATCTCCAACAATGACAATATCCAAATCTTTCCCCTTCGATGCATATTTCTAATTTTTTAAACCCGTCATGTCTATTACAGAATGGACACTCAAATAACAATTGAGTGGCTCCCTTTCGCAAAGTTGCTGGTTGGCGAAACGCTTCGGCCAGCACTAATATAATATCTGATTTTACCAACATTTGTCCCCATAATATCTCAAAGGGCAATAAATATCAACTTTTTTTAACTTCTAATTTGCCATATGATTTGATATACCGTGGGTCAATAAACATACAATTGTCACATACATTTACTTCGCCCACATTCCCATAATTTTTCCAATACCCCTTGTCGACTACATAATAGCCAGAAGTTACTACAATGCTTTTAATTGAATTGTTTAGAAATCCATCCACTATCGATTTACAGCGGTCACATGTTATAGTTGTTGGTATCATCATATTATTTGTTTTTGTTGACTAATCTACAGCCGACGTATTTGTTATAATAATTCCCATCGAATATTGCATTCGCATCTATGATGGCCTTTACCTCGGCATAATTCAGAGTTAATTTAGAATTGCACCACTGAAGTATTTCAAACATAAAATTTTCTTTGCCAAGTTTCACAATATCATCTTGTAATTCTACACAAGACCCACAATATATTTTCCAATCGCTTTCACGAGTTCCCCGCCGTTTGTTCTTGTTCCCCTTCAGTGCTTTTTTACAGGTCTTAAATACCGTCAATTTTCGACCGATATATTTCCGACCACTTATTTTATTATGAATTTTATATATAAACCCGATAGCATCATCTGGCATTTCAATTGTTGTAACCCAATGTCCCATATCTGTCATATCATATAACTAGTATTTAAAAAGAAAAAACTCCCAATCTGGGAGTTTAATTTCATGTATTGGATTATTTCTTATATGGGGTTACATCAATTCCCGTTGCAAAATTGGAAATTTCATTATAAGAACCACCATCAACTCCCTTAAAATCGGACTGACCTTGCAATTGGTCGATGTCATATTTCGTTGATTTGTTGTATAATTTGGACTTCATGCTCGGCGTAATCGTGGATGTTCCGGCTTGTTTTGCATCAAATGCACCGCCTTCTCGCTGTTGTTTATAACGAGTTTCTAAATTAATAGTTTCGCTGGGTCTTGGGGTAGGTGTTGGCATAATATTTTATTTGTTATATATAAATATAGATGAGTATAATTAAAAATCTAATTTTATACAGAAATTAATTGGTAATTGACCATCTATTTTTATGGGTGTTCCCAACTTAGCAACTGCCACCAACTCTAAATTTTTATCATATAATCCAACTGAACTGACGTATGGAGCCAAATATGAGCCGGTAGGGTCTTGTGATATATTATCTCTATAATTAAAAAACTCAGGGTTAATTACCGGAATCGAGCCTCTACCCGTCAATCCATCCAAATAATCGAGGGCTATATTTAATGTTTTTCTATTTGAATTTGCGGTTATATATGAAGAATAGTTTTTTTGGGTCAGTCGATTACTAAAATATTTCCACATTATAGTCATATCTCTAACATCTATGATATTATCTCCATTTATATCCAAATAGTCCTGAATACTTGTATCCTCAAAATCCCATATCGGAATATATTCTAAAACTTGCTGTGATATATATGCATCACTATATTTTGAATTGGATATGTAATAATTTAAGAGGCTAATTTCATCGCCCGACATGACTATCGAAGAACTCCAGTCCGTTGAAAATGGAAGTCCCCTAGACTGGTTGTTTTTATACGCCATATATCGCATTAAAATATCTAAATCATAGTAATCAAACTTTCCATCGTTATTTACATCGAAGGTATATCTCGATTTTATAAGTGAAGTTGGATTGGTGCTTACATTAAATTCCCCAGGTTCAACTGGACATATTATTTGTTTCTCATAAATAGTATATTCCCCATTGAAGTTTAAATTGTAAGAATAGGTGGTATCATTTCCAGTATCCATAAACAATCCTTGAAATATGGAGCCGGAAGTCATCAATACAATTTTCCCATTCCTGTAAAATACATTTCCAATATGAAATGAGTCTTGTAAATTATTTAAATTGTATATATATGATTTTCCACATATTTCATCCAAGGTTATATTTTGACTTTGGGTTGTTATAATATTTATTGATGGGGTTGACGTAGACAAAAGAATGGGAGCACCAACTACCATGGAATAATCTGCTACAGATACACTGTAACCAAACGCTCGATATGGGCTTAAATATTTCTTCTTTTTTTGGTATATATTTTCTATGCCCCAACTTCCGCTCTCGTTGATGAGTAATGCCACCTGTCCGTTTAGTGAAGTTAAAATATTATCTTCACATTGATAATACTGGTTTAAAGTTTGTTCCACATAAGATGCTGATATATTCTGTTGGTTACTTTTGGGTATTCCAACCACGGCATTACTGTCGAATATATCAACTGAATATCCTAGATAATTGCTCCGCAAAGTATTTATATTTCCATAGGTCTTAAATGAAAGGTTAAATAATGAAGAACTTGGGTTACATCTTTCAAATATAGAAACCGACCCCTGTTGATATGCGTCGGAGCCACTATATTCATATACCGTTCTATCTAAATATTCCCCTATTATAACTGAATCTCCATAAGTTGAAACTGAGTTTCCAAATCCACTTGTTGTGTTTCGAGTCATGTTATATGGAACATAGTTCCCAATCGTTAGAGGATATGTGGCATATGTGGGAGTAAATACATATGTTTGGTTCCATTTGCTTCCGCTCATCTCAAAGAAAAATACCTCCCCCACCGCTGGATTTCCACATCCAACAACCAATCGTCCACTCGGAGTGTTTTCGTCTTTGTTTAATTTTAAACTATGCCCAAATAAAGCGTTTGATTGAGTTGTGCTGGCACTTATTTCCTGATATAAACTCCAACTTCCGCTTATTGATTGATATATAAAAACGGAACCAGATGAATTATTTTCCAATGGGCATCCAACCGCCAACCAGTCCCTATTTATTGCGACGGACGCTCCAAATGAATTTTGGACGCTGGATGAGTTTGGAATAGTTTGTAATAATGAATTATAAGATGCTGTAGAATTTACAAGTCCTATATTAAATACATAAGCCGCAGACCCAGACGATTGAATAATATTATTTCCAACCATAATTTGCTGCAAATAATTGGGACACCCTATTATTAAGTTGGTATCCATCAAATCCAAAGACTGTCCAAATAAGTTTTCTAAGTCTACAACGTTGGTAGTATCCAATGCCAATTCTAATGGGAGTTCAGTATTTAATACCGAGCTTGTCTCTGTGGTAATCAATATATCGGCGTAGGAAATTGGTCGTTGTAGGGTATTAATTAATATGTGCTCGTCCAGACCAGAATTGTATTGAAAATAATCCACCGACCCAGTATGATATACGCTGGCGGTTGATGGATTATACGGTATAAAATCTGGATTTGCTACTACGACATAATCTGCGTATGTAGCAGTCGCAATCCCATAATTTATATTTTTTGTGTTTATATACATATTAATAGTTTATAACATTTTTAAAATCCCCAACTTCCTGAATTTTGTAGAATATTGAGTTTCCTGCCATCATATTTCCATATCCATCATCATATATTGAAATATTATCATCTAATGGAAGATTTCCAAGCGTTACACTAGAGGCTAAAATTTTGTCTCCAAATATAATCCGTGGAATGTTAAGAAGTAAAAAATTATCCGTGACGTGTCGATTAGTCCTCGAAAGTCCAAAGTCTATATTATCAAGTCCGAATATATTTACTGGATTGTTAGTTGAGTTGTAGAATGTATTTTGTATCTGAGAATATATCATGCGGGTATATGTTCCGTCCCCGTTCTTAGGCTCTACATTCACGTTAAAATGACCACTTCCACTCTGTCCAACCTGAAAATTAACAAGTGCCGACGATTGTTGTTCGAGAGCTATACTGCAATCTGAATTTATAGGAAACGGACCAGTGCCGCTATAATTTATATAATCCACATATTCCAATGCAATTGAAACATCGTCTATAGACCCAGTATCAACCAATATTAAATCGCTGTTATCTACGTTGTGTAAATTCCATGGCTTAGTCGTTACTATAGGTGTCAGACTTATATTTTGTGGATTTATATTTTTAATCATATATACACAATATAACTATAATCCAATAAGAGATTTGAGGATAATTGACGAGTCTTTTTTGATATCAGATTCCCATAAACGTATTACTTTATATCCTCGTCTTTCCGCCATCTCATTCTTTAATTTATCATTTAATTTATTTTTTTCTACATTCTTAAAATGAATTTTCACTCCGGGGCCTCCATGCCAATAATCTCCGTCTATCTCCAAAATAATAGGTTTTCCTTTAATTTTAAAGTCGTAAATTTTACATTCCTGTCCTTCATCAATACAAAATCCATAATAATATTCTATATTTTGTGATTTTAATATATCAGCGACACGAGATTCTAGTTTATTCATTCCTCTATATCCGAATATTTTTTCAATTGCTTCAGGAGTGTGTTTCTTTCCATACATTGGATTGTTTTCTGGTATAGACAGCCTAATTTTTGCTTTATCGGATATGATTTTCCGTATTTCTAGTCTTTTCATTGGATTTAAAATACCAGTTATAGTTGGCATTTTTTTTCCTATATGAGAGTCGGAATTTTTTTTATTTGACTCTTCCGAATGTGTTTTTCCATACATTGCAGATTTCCCGCCAGTCCAAGTTTCCCTCAATTTGCCCATACATTCCGCAGAACAAGTTGGCTCGTTATATTTTTTAGAATGCCCCTTACATATTTTATTGCAAATTACACAATTAGACCAACCAAATTGTTTGAATTCGTTTAAATTTTCAGCAACATATTCGACGAATTTTATGTTATGATTTTTTAACAAATGTTGTGACATTTGCTTAGGGTGGATTAAATTATCACAGTGTTTACATAGGATAGGTTTATTATTCGTAGTATGATTTTTAGAATAGCAAGTGCCACATTTAGAAGAGCGAGAATTGCATAATTTTCCACACTCGATACATAATTTCCAATTTAGATGTTTGAAATCTTCCAGATTGTTCTTGATATAATCTTCATGTCTTTGACCGTGTATCTTTAATACATGATTTCCAAATGACCTAGTATTAATCGATATATTGCATAATTTACAAGTTATAATGTTATTCATACCTTATAAATATACGTGAGATTCTCGAAAACACTATCTATTCTAACTTTTATTAATACCTCAGAATCACGTGTCGATTCTGACTTTTAACAGAACTTCAGAGTTAAATGATTTCACAATTGGACGACTTAGTTTTGCAACTGCAATTAATTCGTTGCTGTCATTATATAGTCCAATAGTAGTAATATATGTCTGTGGGTTAGTTATGAAATTAGCATTGTAAATATACCCAGGCGGGTGAATTCCATCGGTTCCATCATATACATACGTCGGATTGTTACTGTAATTAAACTCTTTGTTTTTTACTCGTATGTAATATTGAATTGACGGCACAAATTCACTAATTTGAACATTCATTCCGCTAGGAGATGCTGTTATAGCGTTGAATAATACATATTGATTTATAGTAAAGTCGACGGATGATAGTGCAGGCGAATATTGGTATGTCCCAGTATTAAGTCCGACTAAACCGGCGATTGCGCTGGCGTTTAATATCACGATTCCAGACGCAGGAAAAAATACTCCATACCCACCATATGTTGGAGAATTGGGAGGTGAGGTCAAGCTACCCAAAATTATTTGGTATGATGTCTGAACCGTGGAATTATACGGTGAGTCATCAATAAATGTAAAGTTTCCATTTGACCCACTCAAACTAAACTGGATGGCTCCCGCATCTACATTGTCTTTCATTTTAAATGACGAAAATGAAATTGCCCAGATATCATTGGCGGCAATTGATACGCTTCCACTGTTTACGAAAAATGTATTGGTATTTGTATCTCCCAATAGTAAATTGGAATATTGGGTATATATTGCCTTGGCCGGGAATGCCTGACTGGATGAAACATCGCTGTTAAACGAACCACTTCCCAAATTTCCGTTTATGTTTCCATATGCAATTGAAACATAAGGGTCATTATTATTAAATTCGTTGCTAGTTGGAAATACATTCAAATAATACATTGTTCGGCGTATATCATATACGCTAGTCCCGTATGATGGGGTTCCTACCGAACCAGTTAATGACCAGAAATCGGATACCATTGAACTTTGTGTGATTGACATGGCACTATTTGGCCATACCCCACTTGATACTCGGAGGGAACGTCCGGTAACTATGTCATTATTTGCGTCAAATGTATTAAATATCATAATTATTAAGATGAAATTGGCGGAACTGTGACTGTAACTTCAATTGAAGTTGACCCGCCTGATTCGTTACCGACTACTGTAAGATTTGTGGTGGTAGTAACATTTAAGTTGCTGTTTGGTATAAATGCAAACACATTTCCAATAACAACTTGGGAACTTACCGTATTTATATTTCCAATAAATGATGGAACGATATTCGATGGGGTGTTTAGAGCATTCGCCTGTTGAACAATTAAAGTTCCTACATTCTTATTTCCTAAAATTGCAGTATATCCTGCCGTTACATTATACTGAGGAGAAGTTGACGGACTTATTATTATGTTACCGGTGTATGTGCTCGGAACTATTATATTAGATTGTGCGATTGTTATAATCGGTATTGAAGTAACCCCCTGGTTCAGAGTTACTAATTTATATTTCAACATCTGAGTTTCGTCGGATAAAGGCTCAAATACCGGCGTATTTCTAAGAGCTATATCATAAAATGCACTGCCACCAGGATTTGTTGGGTCGTATAACGTATAGTCTATTTCATCATCCGCCAGTGCAAATGAGGTAATGTTTAAATTTCCATTCTGGGCAAGCAATTCTCGGCCACGCTGTGTTAAAATTGCATCGACTGTAATGGTGGTATTGTCTAAATACATATTATTCGTCTCCTAATTTAGATGTAAGATTTCTAATGTTCATTATATTATATAAGTATATTGGTTTTGCGGTTTCACACTCATTTTTTGGTATTTTATTCGGAACATACTCCTCAACCTAAAACTCCAATAGCATCCTGAACCAATACATACACTGGATTTTCGGAATATAATAACGTATTTATATCTACGGACGATGAAATGACCGTATAAAAACTACTGCTTGGATTAAAACTTGACGATATAAAATTCACAGTTTTCAAATGAAAATTTTTCTTTCCAATCTTGATATAATATTTATTTTTTACAAATATTATATTGGAATCTGTTATTGGATATGACGTTCCCTTATATACATAATATTGACCCGGCGCTATGGTGCGATTATAATATACCGCTGGGAAAAAATCAATTTCAGATTTTTTATATGTGGTTGACAAGTTTGCATTTGAGGATATATAATTTGAAAATATGTTTCTTTTATGTGAATAGTGGTTTCTCGGATAACCACCAACAATCTCAAAATATTCGCCATTGGTTTCTTGGACAGATGCGGTGTATAATATTAAATTTCCAACGTGTGCCGGAACTGGAACCGTGTTATTAGTAATTGAATTGGACGAGCTTTTAAATGTATTTGGGTAGTGTGTCCAAGGTCCCGCACCAGAATTTAAAACTGGAACGTTGTTTGTGCTGGATGCCGAGTATATCAAATTATAAAATTCATTTTTTGGCAGTGTTACATAATCATATAAATATGTAGATGCGGAATAGTCTAAGTGCGTATCTATTGTGGATGAATATTTATATTTTTTCCACCTCTTTAAAGCATAGACGGATGAAGAGTGTGGACAATATCCATTTGAAATTTTATGACTTTTTGGATTAATATATGCTTCCAACTGAATGTCGTCCACAGAATATGGAACATAGCCGTCAATCGGATATGACGTTGTGATTTTCTCGTTGGACATCAACTCAGTCTTAAAATTATTCAAATTATATCCGTCTTGTTCCATATATTCCACGCTCGATGAAATCCCAAACAGTCCATCAGTCAACCCAACCTCTTCAAATAATACATCTCCAACGTTTAAAGATGACGTTATAGGTTTAAATTGATATTTGGAGCGTTCTAATATCGTCGGTTCAATTAAAATTCCCGAAAATACATTTGCCCTTGCTGGTAGTAATTTTTTAATAGTTTCGAATATTGACTTATTGAAATATAATCTATAGACGGTCATCAATTCGGAAAATAATGTATTCTGTAGTTGTGTTTTTTTACTGTTTACGTATAATGCTCTTAGCGGTTTGAGAGTTTGATATTGATTACAATACGCAAGTGAAGGGTCTCCCAAAGTAGTCATTAAATCATAACTTCCAAATTGTCGTATGATGTCTTTATTTTTAAAGTCTTGTGGGTCTACAAATATACCCAGTAAGTTTGAGGACGGACTTAAAGTTTCGATATTTGTGGTTGATGTTTTTAGATTGTCGAGGCGGCATGAGACTTCTTGTTCAATATTATTAATTTTATTGTTTTGGAATTTGTTTGGACCATAATATGATGTATTTATAGTGTTTAAATATTCAATTTCTGTAAATTGATATGGATAAATAGATATACTGGATGTTTGACATGATGATGTATTATATGACTCCGAAACCGCCCCAGTCCAAGCGTTGGAACTGCTCAAATATGTAGAATAGACGGTGTTTGAATTTGGCCACGCCGAAGTCGTTGTTATATCAAATGGATAATCTACACCCATTCTAAATAAAAGGGCATTATAACTCGCCGTCATGCCGCTAGAATATGAATTTATATTGTTAACATAATCTTGAAATGTTTCATTTGAAATTACATTGTTGAAGATTTCTAGTTTGTCAAATGAACCTACGAGCGGACGTGAATTCCATGGAAGGAACCAGCCACCAATTACTATTCTGGTATCATTTGGAATTCCATCAAATACCGAATTTGTATATTCGTCATAATTTATATAACTCTGGCTTGTTTCTAATAATGTATCACCCGAATTATTCCTCTGAATTACCAGGTCATATTGTCTCGGTAATTGGTTATAACTTCCACTGAAATCTAAAACATCAAATTCTGGGTCTATATCATTTTTTCTAAGTAATATGCTATATACATTCCCATCAAATAACGAGAATTCCGAACTTTCCAATTTAAACACTTCATTTCCATCATATCCAATTCTAAAATATATAGTTCCTGAATTATTAGTGTTAGTCCGAGTAAATCCAATCGCCCACTCTCCACTACCCGATAAACTTGAAGACATTGGATATATACCAGTAGATGTTTGATTAACTGCTCCAATCAATATATTATCATCGGCTTTGGCATAGTATGACGGGTCATTGAAACTCACTTTGAACATATATGACTTGGCATTGTTTATCCCGTCCAGCGTAAACATATCATTTGGAAATTTTGAATTCCATGTATACAAATACGCTCGCTCATAGAAATCGTAGCTTCCGGTGGAGGAGTGTGTATATCCACCATACTCTCTAATATTTAAAAGTGACGAAGGAATTCCGTAACACGACAATAATAAATCGACAGATGCCAGTGTTCCCTTCGACTTGTAAATCAAAGGTAAGTTCTTTAATATTCTATTTTCAATTATTCGTATTCTTTCATCTGGACTTATCGCCGAATATGGGCTGGGTAAATTATAATTTGATATATTATCATCAGATAACATGTCATCCATACTCCACCCCATTTCTTCCAATATAGAACTGACCATTTTATTCGATAGCATCTCATCTATGTTCAAACCACCTAGTTTTGCACTTGGCAAATTTGAAATATAAATAAAGATATTATCAAAAAAATGTCCGACCATGGATAGAAATATTATATAATCGTCATTGTTAGGGTCTTCCAAGATATATTTCGGAGTATTTTTAATAAGACTGTCGGTGTTTGTATTATCGTATATAGCCGCAGAATCTTCTAATATTTGAATTTGAGATGTATTAACAAAACTTCCACTAACCACTTCATAAATATTTGAATTAAACAGATATGATTCATATCCATCAAATGAATTAATGATTACATCAATTTGAGCATTGATATTTGATAATTCAGAATTGTAAAATGGGTAAGTAGAATTTTTTGATGTTATATAGTTTTGATTTGTTACATTTAAAGTAGAAATTTGAGAATTTAAAGAGTCTAGCTGCAAATTCTTATTCTTAAATATTTTTAATCTTATTTCGGCAGAAGAAAATAGTATGAAGTCTTTAAAGTTAGTATAGTCTATATTTAATTCTTTTATTTTTTTGCTTATGCTTATATTACGAGTATCTTGGGTTGATGGTATTATATCATTGCGGCAATATTTTTTATTTCCAGTAGATGAGAGTATATTTTCATCTTTTATTGTAAAATTGGGAGGTCCTATATTGTATGTATCTTGAATTATATTATCATTAATAGAGACCGATAATATGACCGGACTTAATGCTAAATTTGATATCCAACAAACCAACCCAACCGACAAGTCCTGCGGAAGAGCATCCTTCAGTTTTATAATCAAACTGACACTTCCATCATCCTCATAAAACGCACCCTGATTCAAGATTGGATATAATTGATTCAGGCCGAGGTTCAGTCCATTCTTAAGTGGAGAATTATATGTATTATTATATTCGGCGGTCAATTTGTCTGATATAGGCTGATAGTAATAAATTTTAATCAAGTCATATACAAATTGTCTTGCCAATTTATAATATTCACTATTTGTATTTCTACTTATCTTTTGAAATCTCTCATCCACCACCGAAGTAACAAACCCATCAAATATAACATCTAAATTTTTAAAGTTTATTGATGTGGTTTTATTTTCCATCAGGTAATTGAAGAAATATGATTTTATTCCTTGGACTCTGGTGGCTGGTTCGTAATTTATAGATGTTGAATACGAGTCTTCATAGATGTTAGTTATGAAATTAATAATGGCAGCATCGGTATTTAAAAATGAGACGCTCTGTAGAATCGAAATTGCGCTGGAATATTCCAACTTAATTGAATTGTAAATTATGCTTACTGGAAAAGTTATAAGGTTATTGATATATTCTTGGTAAATATCAGATATAAAAACTTGATTGGAATAAAAATTTATAAAATCCTGAGTCACGACGCCTTGCGGCAATAATTTCACTTCCGTCCGACTGGGAGATATTTCTTTTATGACCAATGGAAGAGATTGACTTCCGGCCATATTTCTAATCATATTGTAGATTAAATAATAACTTCCAGTGTTATAATATCCTATAGATGCTAAGTCATCATCCGGATTTATCAATATATTGGAGTTATTATATAATATAAATTCGGGGTTTATGATAGAACTTGAAAATTTGGATGGATAGTTTAAAGCGTTTAAATATGAATTTGTGGTGGTGGTATCATTTGACCCCGTAATAGTCCCCCAACCTATAAGTTCCGAATTCAAATCCCATATACTAAGTTCTATTATATCAGATTTTGATTTTCCATACCATATGTTAGAGCCGTAGGAACTATATCCCAACAAAGCATTATCCGCTGACGATAAATATGACCCGCTATTCACCGGTAAATCTATATTTGATATTGCTTGATATGATGTGAATAACATATTATTTTAGTGGTATATACGGGAATGTGGTGCTAAAATCGGACGGTTGTTTTCCTTGGTTAAGCAGAATTCTAAGACTAACTATAGTCTGTCTTGCAGCCAACTCGTCCGAAACCGATGAGTTTGACTGTTGTAAATTTGCAATGTCTGACAGTTGTTGATTTAGAGAGACATTCTCCGATATAGCCTGAGCGAGTTGTGATTGCAAGTCTAGACTTGCTGAGGCCGTGGTCACTTCTATTGGCGTTGAAATAAATTCGGTAAATGTAGATGGATAAAAACTATCAAGTTTAGACTGGTTATATGTGTTATTATATAGTGGGATTGATATATAATGTTGATTAAATTCGGGTGATTTAGAATTCGTCAATAAATTTCCACCCCCATCAATTTGATATGTATACGCTCCAGTTTTCTGGAAGTTTGCAATTTCCTTAGAAAAATCCATATTATCTCACTATTTTAAATTTTTTACCAGTGTCTATTGTATATATATCACTTCCACTGATTATTTTAATCAATATTTGATATTCTCTCTCCGGAGATAGACAGTTAGTATTCAACTCAAAATAGTTGCCCATTGGATAATTACAATTTATTTGTGTGTAGTTGTCAAAATCAATGACCATTTCATTTGTTATAGTATCCCTAATTCCGTAATATGAACTTGTAGGTAGGTAAGATGTGTTGGAGAATTGATTAAATTGATAACTTAGATTGAAATTCTTAGTTGGATATTTTTCGGTTGAAAATATATAAATGCTTATAACGTTCCCGATTTGATAACTATAATTTAAATCTTGAACATTTATGTTGAATGGATGCGTCGTGTCCAATGCAGGTAATGCACTACTAGTATAATTTACGCTGCTAGTATATATTAAACTAGACGTATATACATTTCCATTAAATGGAATAACTACTTCATAACCATTAAACAATCCATCAGTGAAAAATCCATCATAAGATGCGCTTCCAGTGGTATAAAATGTCATTTTTCCTATTAAATTTCCATTTATATATGGGCTGCTTATATTAGCGGTATAATATGAATCAGTTGTCATGTTATATGATAAATTCGATACTGAAAAATTGCAATTTGATATCCAACTGTCTGGCAAACTCCCGCTTAAAATTGCATTTTCTACGTTAGAATTTACATAGTATGCCGTAAATGTTAATCCAGCCCATATTCCATCTATAAAAGATGCGGTAATTAACTGTGCATTAAATGTATTTCCACAACTCCCCGTAATTCCAAACGAGGCCGACGAAACAATTCCGGTCACTTCGCCTAGAACCGGTAAACTTATTATATTGCCATCTATCCCAGTCCCAAATACAATTCCACTAGCAGATAAAACCGTCGGGTCTGTCTGTATTGTTGTATTTAGTCCAGCACTTCCTGAAAATGTCCCGCTTATGATAGGCGAAGTTATAAAATATGAACCAGTGGTTGTTATTCCTGAAATTGATTGGGTTATATTGGATATAGAAACGCTGGATGTCGTGTTGCTACCAGTTATGAATACAAACGAATTCCATCCCATATCCAAAAATGGAGAATATATCGTGTTTGTGTCCTCACTAAAATATGAAATTGAAAATCCATCACTTCCTATTTCGGCGGATGAAATTAATATAATTCCTTGGTTTGGAATACTTCCATTCAACCAAGAATTAACAATTGGAGTCACGTCCATTTTAATATCGGACGTAGTATAATTAAAACTTTGAGAGCATATGCTAGACGAATACCATGTGCCACCCCCATCAATAGAAGAAGAGTCAGTTAATAATATAGCGGAATGTATTGATGCCGTGGTGTTGACCCAATTCAATAATCCATCCCTAGTCTTCCAAGATACTCCGTCAGCAGAGCCGCCGTCCGACAAATATCCAGTTCCCATCGTCCAGCTTTGACTTATGGCGAATGCATATATAGTATAATTTATAGGTAATTCTACTTCGTCACATACCTTTAAATTGAGATAAAACGACGATGATGGTGTGGAATTGGATGCTACTGATTGAGATATATCGTTCAAGTCAAATTTTATAACCGTCCTACAAGCGGTTAAATTATTGGTAATAACGGTTGAAGGATAATTTACAAGTCCTTCGCCTGTTATTATTCCATTTACACTCCCACTAAATTTCACGGCTGACCCCGAAAAATATGAATTGCAATCATATGTATAAACCGACCCGCTAATAGTCCCCACAATTGAACTTGATAATATGCTGCCGCTGAATATGCTCGACGACGAGTTAATAGACCCACTAAAATATGAAACGTCAAGTGTGGAATTTATACCGTTGACCGACCCCGAAAAGAAATCTACATACCCATTAAATGAGCCACTTATAGTCCCTATAAATCCCGTCAAAGTTATATTTGCCGCCGAGTTATTATAGCTTTCACTGGAGGTCTGGCTTATTGTTGATACATAACCACCAATCGCCCCGACCTTTAAAATTTCAGTGAGACCGAAATTACTGTTCTCATAACCGGCAGTATTGGTTATATAAGAGTCTTGTAATGGGAAAAAGTAGTTATGCATAATATTATTAGCTCACGTTAATCCGTATGTCAGTATCTGGATATTTTACTTCCCAACAGCTTGGGTCTACACTTGGATATATTATATTATTTTTGGTAGCCGCCGCTATGTCATACTCAATCGATGAATACGTTCCATTTAATACTGTCTTGTTATAAATGTTTATGGATGATACTGCTTGAACTCCAGTTACACTGGAAATTGCAAGTTGTAATACGGATAAATTTATGGGTTGTGAGAATGACCAATTATCAATGTTAAAAAATGACTGAACGGCAGTTAGGCAGTTCAACATTACGTCTTGCTTGTTATATCCTTTATAAATAGAAATGGACACGTCAACCCCAATATTTATTATATACCCATCAATAATATTAACTTCATCCGTCAATATTTTATATTGTTTTAAATATGTCATCAAATTATATATGATGGCTGGATTTGTTGGGGTTAAATTTTTATTTGCATCATACGATAAGATATATGCATTGATGGCAAATGGGTTTATATTTGTAGTCGTAAATTGCCGATTTAATGATTCTGATATTGTTACGGTATTATTTGATGAAATATTTCCGGTTGATATTGTATAATTTCCATTTAAATTTGAGTTTGATACTATGATAGCCTTTGCCACCGACCCGAATTTTGGAGGCAGGGAATAAATTCTTGCCAAATAATCGGCTGCTGTCACCCCTCTATTTTGTGACCCGAAATTTGCCGCCGCATTCATTTGAATTTCCGAATTTGTTTCGGCGTCCATACCGCCAACACATGGACTAGAATTAAATACTTTAAGTGAATTTTTAACGGTATTCATTAAGTTGACTTGGTCGGGAGTAAGTCCACTCGTAGTTGTATTGTAGTTTACACTTACAACGGTTGTTATTTCTCCAACTTGAGAATTTGATATCATCCCACCACCCACCAAATATCTAATGGTTAATGTAGTATTGGCGGGGGAAACTCCATAATTATCATTCATCAAAAATGTGGATGGGTCTATGGGAATATTTATGGATGATATATTCCTAAGTCCATTCCCGATTAAATTTGAGTCCAGCGTAACTAATTCATCCCCAATCGCACTTAAACCGGGTCCAAATGTCAACGTAGTAATATTATTGGCATCTACTGAAGTCACAAATTTTCTAGATGTTGATATATACTCCAATATATAAGGAACACTGTCCCGATACTCCGAATACCCATTAGTCTGTGAATTATTTATTGGAGTTGGTATTAATTCCTGTGCCATATAATCTGCTTCATACCATTGATTATTGTCCGAATCATATATATCAACAATTCCCAACACATTAGTTTCATTTAATGCAAATGAAAAGTTTGGAACTTGTCCCTGAACATTTATTTGTGCGGTGTAAATTTGACCCCCACTTATGTTTCCCTGCTTTTGCAATAGAAAAAATTGAGGAGTTCCGTCTGGATTTCTAGAATATATCGACTGGGTTAGGGGAGATATAGATGAACTTATGGAAAAGTCAACTTCCTGAGTTAATGTGTAGAATGTATTGTTATTGCTTGAGAATTGGGAATTCTCGCCGATATTCAACATATAAACTGGGTCTGGAAAGTAATTTCCAAACGCATCATTTGTCGCCGGACAGAGTTGGTAGATATCAATAACTCCAATTGAAGTTCTGGAAGTTTTAACTTTATAGCCCAAATACCCCGCCAAGTTTATTATGTTCTTACGTTCTTGGGCAGTTGATAGTAATCCCTCCTTAAACATATAATCCGTATAAAATCCAAGAACGTCACCAACGTAGGCGGCTTGCTCTATAAACATCATACCGGGAGAACTTGGAGAAAAATCCTTATATGTATTTGGATAATATGTCTTTGTAAATGATATTAACGACTCTCTAAGTTGGGAAAAGTCTCGGTTTAAATATCTAACATCTTTAGAGTCGTTCGGAGAAAATGTCTTATTGGTTGTATTTTCCA